CAGATTATTATATCTCTTGATTTATTTTAATCATTTTTAAATTGTAAACCATTTATAAAAAATATAAAAGTTTTATAAATTTTTCAGACGTAAAGAAAAGCACCAGAAAAACTGGTGCTAATTTTTAAAAATTAAAATGGTCGGCAACTCTTATTTTCTGCGTTAAATATTCGCACGCTATAAAATCGAAAGAATCATCATTTTCATGTTTTTTTCGTATTTCTCGAAGTTTTTTCGCTTCTTTAAATACGCACTCTGGAACCTGGTTCCAGTACTCCGTTCGCATATGCTCGCTCCCTTCGGAATCATACCAATTTGAATGAGAATTTTTTATAAACAACGTTTTCCAACCTGGGGTTTTGGAATCGTCAAAAACCCCTTTTTCTAGAACATTCCATTCTATGTACGTTCCATTGCATTCCCGGAATGCTTCATTTATTTTTTTTGCTAGTTTAATAGCGGTTTTTAAGTCCTCTGCCGATTCAGACTTAATTTTTAATCTTTCCGCAAGCAGCCGCTCCGCTTCTGCGTTTACAACTTCGAAACGGCTTCGATCTGTTTTAGAAACTTTGCCATTATTTTTAAAAACATTAAATTCTCTTTTTTCATCCATCCAGTCCCCCCAATCCTTGTATGGTTTGTTACCATACAGTTCTTCCGCATTTATTGCAACCTTTTTTGTTACAATATCTACGCAATACTCCACCACTATTTTCTCTTTTATCATTTTCCACCTCCTTAAAATTCCTTTTCCAGAATTTCCAAGGCTTTTTTATATCCCAATTCTGGTTCTTCGTATCCGGAATCCGCCTCCAACACAACACCGTTCCCAGTGCATCTTACCGTTCCGATATGGTAATCGGACCCCATTCTTGCAGCAGTTTCTCCAGCTGCAAACGTATAACCTGCAATTTCCGCTTCCATTGGGTTCCCGTTACGCCATACATCTTCCTCTACGGCGTAAATAAGTTCACCGTCAAGTTTGGCAAGATTTTCTTCAGAGAAGAATCTTGCTAATTTTTTTAAATTGTTTTTATTTGCGGTTCCGTCCGCATTTCTCTTTATTGTAACAAATCTCATTTTTGCCACCATTCCGCCCGACTTGGGCGGTCCTTTCTTTTTTGTTTTTATTGCTCCGGCTCTGCCGGTTTTTATTTTTGCTGCTCTGTCGGATTTGCACCCCAAGAATCTTTAGCCGTTCCTGGTCGCTGTTGCTAAACTCTAAGCGGTAGCAACTCCGCTGTAAGGATTTCTTTTCCTTACATTTTGTATTATACTCTTTTGTGCCTTATATGTCAAGTGCTTTTTTAATTTTTTGTGCCTTATTTCAAAATTTTTTCTTCACGTTCCAGCTTTTCCGCAACTGCTAGCTTTATAAAATCGTTTGCACTGTACCTTAGTGCTTTAATTCTGTCTTTTGTGCCTTTTGCAAGTCTGCAATTAACACGTTCGAATTTATTGTCGTATCGGTACACAGCCTTGCGCTGTGCTTCCGTTGTTGCTGTCTCTCTTGTTTCTTCCATGTTATTGTTTTGCATTTTTCTTAATCTCCTTTTTTAATAATATAAACTATTATACTCTTTTGTGCCTTATATGTCAAGTTTATTCGAGTTTCTCTCTATGTAAAGTGTTTTATATTTTGTGCCTTATACAATTTAAATAAAAAATTCCATCTTTTTGTGCCTTATATTTATTCATTTTGTACATTGCCTTTGTGCCTTATATTTGCTATAATAGCACTATCAAAAAAAGAAAGAGAGGGCAAAAAATGAAAGCAGGCGACAAGATTATTTACGGAGTTCAGGACCCGGAAAACTTAATAGAATGCACTTTTAAAAAGTGCGAAATAACCCCAATCGGCGAAGTAATAATATACGCCGATTGTGAAGGCGGTACGATTGTAGCACCTTGGGAAATGTTTAAAAAAGCATAGCCGAAACGCTCCAAAATCGGAGCGTCAGCCGCGGGATGGTCTCCCGGCTCTGATGATGGCAGACCGCAAGAAGAAAGAGAGGTTTTAAAATGGAAGAAAAATATACAATAGTATTAACAGATGAACAGATAGAGAGAAACAAGGCACGCAGAAAAGTTATTGAGGAATTGGAGTATAACCCGATGTGCTATAACTGCAAGAATTTTAAAAATTCTTGTGAGGGGTCAAAAAATAAAATATATAGTGGATGCATTTATAAAGAGATTGACCAATCGAAAAAGTCTATATATATACAAATTTTAGAACAAGTAAAATAGTCGAAACCGCCGCCCGGCGGTCTGCAGGAACTGCCCCACCTGCACTGATGAGACAGGGCACACAAAGAAAGGATGGTTGATTTTATGACAAAAGAAAAATTTGAGTTATTTTTGGGATGTTTTGGAAATGGTATAACTGTATACAACAAGGCAGCAGAAGAAAACGGAGATTATAAAAAAATCGCACATATTGCGGAATGTGGAAAAATCACATGGTATGTAAACCCAGGCTCATATGTTCCCAGCGATGCGCTTTTAAGAATTGAACATTGTGCAGATGTGCAGCACAAAAAATAGGAAAAGTAGCTTGATAAGTGCGGCAATGGTCTTTACTGGGATTTATTGGCAAAGGAGATTTTAGCAAGCAAATAATTAGCAAGGCTGGCACGCTTCCGGGGTTCAATTCCCCGGCTTGCTTTACCCGGAATAACCGGGAAATTTTGAAAATATGGAGGAAATGAACATGGGAAAAATTTCTTTTGATGTAAACAACGGTGGAAAGCTGAACGTTTTCCAAGCAAAGCACGACGGGAGTATAAGCGTAAGAACTGGAGAAAACAAAGGATACAATATAAGCGCAGGCGACTTTGTAATGCTTTTAAACTTTTACAAATATGTCAAATATAACGACCTACAGAATGATTTTATAAATTATCACGGAAAAAACTAACCGCCGCAGAGGATGCCCGCCGGACCAATGCCGGCGGCGGTTTTCCCTGTAAGGGATAATATTAAAATATGGAGGTGTATTTATATGTGGCGCGTGAGTTGGTGCGGTAGCTTTTCGGAGTTCTGCCGCTGTTTTAACAGTAAAGAAGAGGCACAAAAGTTTTTTGATGGTTTAATAACAAATCACAAACAAATATATTTTGGCTAGTTTTAAGGGCGTACAATCTGCGCCCTTTTTGGATTTCTCTGGTTTTTTTGTTCCTTGAAAAGCGCACTAAAAAGTGCTATAATATTAGCAATTTTATAATTTGCTAGGTATAGAAGTCTACCTTTTCTCTGCTGCCGTTCCGGCTCTGTCCTGGTAGAGCCGGAAATTAACAGGTTTTTCTCGGCATCAGTGCGTCAAAAATCAGAAAGAAATGCAGATTTTCGGGATGTTTTTAGCCGGTTCAGAATCAAAATTTCAGAAAATAATTTTTCCGGAATTTTTGGAGAAATTTCAACAGTTCTGAAACTGGTTTTTCAACTAGGAAAGCAAAGGTAGGGGGGTATCAAAAAGATTTACCAAATTTTTTGGAAAAAAATCAAAAAAATTATTGACAAATAGATTGTAAAGTGGTATCTTATATTCAATAAAAAAACAACACATGGTGTTTTGAAATACTTATTCTCATAGTATTGATAAACCACAACACATGGTGTTTTGAAATACTTGTTTTTATAGTATTGATAAACCACAACGCAAGGCGTATTGACACATTTATTTTTATTAAATAAAAAGGGAGCTGATTTATTCAGCTCTCTTTTTCTATAACCATGGTTTATAATTTATTGTGTCCATATGAATCATCTGAGCATTGCCATGCTTCACGTCAAACGCAAGGATTACTCCGGCTTTCGTTCCGGATTTCTGTTAGAATATTTCCTTTTTTGCTTACGAAAAGATAGATTGCCGGTGCCGGTTTATGTACCTCCAAAGCAATTCTTTCCAAATTTTCTGCTCCGATAAATTCTATTGCTTCTCTCATATTTTCTCCTTTTGTTATGTTTTTGATATTTTATCAAAAAATTTTAATAAAGTAAAGGCAGACTGAACCGAAATCCAGTCTGCCTTGCCCGTGTGTGATGATGCCTGTTGACAAGTTATTTATTCTTCCACAATCGTGTACTTGTCAAAATTTTAATTGGCCTCCTTTAATATATTTTTGTTATAAAGGAATGGTCAGAAATTAAAAACCCTTTTTCTTCTTTCCAATATTTTACCCTACAATAACAAATAGGGTCACGTTGTGCAATATAATTGTTAATATGGTACAAATGTATTTCAGCTACACTGGAATTTAACGTGTAGTTTACTGTTTGCAAATAGAAACAGTTACTATCTTTACTATCTTTCCAGTAATGCAGAGCACTAGAATGAATTACATTATGCATACAATAAAATGCATCCAATTGCATATTTTCATATGTGTACCTTAACCTTGTAGTGGATTCCCACATATAAAAATATGTCAGCCAATCAACCTTAACATATTCTCCATTGTAGCATTTTCGTATCATTAAATCTGAAACTGTGTTCTTACCATTCAGTTTCGTTAGTTTTTCAAACATATTTGCCTCACTTTCTGACCGTCAAGCCGATATCACAGCTATATAATTAACACATACAAAACTCTTTTCTCACTAATCCGCCTTCTCATTTAAGAAGATATGGAGATCTAACACATTGGTTGTCACTCCATCTTCCTCTTCGTACTCGTATGCGGGCTGAACCTGATGTCCGTAGACATCCATCAGTCCGCCTGAATGCTCTTCGGCACCATTAACCAGCTTTATACTGGCATATCCGCCGAATATATCATTTACTCCAGACATCGGGATGACAGCAAACTGCCTATAAATTCCGTCCTTGTCTGGGAGCGAAACGTATCCACAAACTTCCCCTATTTTTTTTACTACAAATGATACACTGATCATTATTTCTCCAATCTCCGCCCCTTAATGGGAGTATTCTGGGCGGTTCCCTTTCGTTGTCATTATAATAACACTAATTTTAGTGTATGTCAAGTATCTATTTTATTTTTTTTGAAGCATTTTTTTGTTGACTATCAACAACTTTTTTTGTATACTAAACAAAAGAAAGGAGGAATTGAAATGTTTAAATATAGAATAGACATTTTGGATGAATTGTCAAAAAGAGGATACACCCCAACCAAGCTAAGAAATGATAAAATTCTTAGTCAAGCTACGTTGCAAAGTATCCGTGAAGGAAGAGGGATTACGACTAATACGATTAATATTCTTTGCCTGATTCTTAAATGTCAGCCTAGCGATATCATAGAGATTATCCCGACTGATGAAGAAAAAATCAGGTATTTTTAAGGAGGTAAAATGAAAACACTCAAGCAGGTAAACCTCTTGATAGAAAAAAGAGGGAATGAGCTTTACGAAAAAGCCAAGAATTTTGACCGGATTGAAATTAATTTCAAACGTTATACAGCTATCCTGGGGAAAATGGAAGAAATAGCCAAACATGAAGACTTCCTAATAATTCCGGTTTTAAAAACCGGAGTATTTACTCTTAAATATCCAGAGTACAGTGTAAACATTTTGTTTGATGCTGAATTGCTGGAAGACGAAGTGTTGGTTAAGGCGGATTCTTATATTGTTTCAGAACATGAAACAAAAAAAGAATGGCTTTATAGCTGTGACTTTTATCTTTCGTACAGGGTAAAAAAAGAAGATTCCTACTATATGGACAATTACAGAGATTCTGTAACTGAAATCTTTCAGAAACAAGGAAGAAAAGAAAAGGAGCTTCTTGACCATTTAGAGGCGGCAGCTAAAAGCGAAATGTTAAAAAGTTTTCTGGGATTCGTAAATGTAAACGGATGGCTTAATTACCTCATGGAGCATCCAGAAGAAAAGGAGATCTCAAAGAAAATCACGGAAAAATCAGAATCTGGAGCAGAAACAAAACCGGCTAAAGATTCTGAAAGCAAAGGACAGAAAGAACCTAAAGAGCATGTCGTACGCTTAAACGGTGTTCGGATAACAACCAGTAACAACAAGGCTATAAACAAAATAAAAAGCCGAAAAGTTACTAGAATCATGGAGTGCTGGTCCGTAAGGGGACATTTTCGGCATTACAAAAATGGTAAGGTTGTTTATGTGCATCCATATGAAAAAGGAAACGGAAGAAAAACACCAAAAAAGTATAATGTTTAATCAAAACGAGCGGTATAAATTACCGCTCGTTTTTCTTATGCAACCAGGCAAACTGTGTTTAATAGCATGTCTACAATCTCAAAGACTTCTTCTCCGTGTGTGGCAACAAAGTCACAGAGTATTTCTTCCTGCTCAATCGGCAGGAAAATATTGTAAGACATGCAGATTGCATGACAAATTTCATGGATGCAGACTTTCCGGAGAAAAGGACCATGAATTTTGGACGAAATATAGATTGTGTTCACATTCCTATCTGTCACGCCAAATGCAAATGTTCCATCTGACCGCTTTAATTCGTCCACATTTGGATTTTTATATTCCAAACGCCAAATAGTGCCGTTGATACTAAAAATCATAAATACACCGCCTTTAAAAGAAAAATAGGCTATGAATATTGCTACCCATAGCCTTTTGCATTAAATCTTTGAAACAAGGTTACTAAGCTTGTTGCGCAGAAGATTCTTTTCCTCAGCCGTCATATCAGCCACCATACCTGTGATATCGCTTGTAAGTTCTTTTGCGTAGCTGTCAAGAGATTTCATTTTGTGTTCCTTATCTTCCTGAGTATTACCTTTATGCATCTCTTTTGTTTCTGTGTAATTTCTCTTTGCCCTGTCGTAACTGCTTTCTGTCATTCTCATGTTGCTGCCTGTTGTTGGCTCTGTGTAGTACATTTTTCCATAATCTCTATCCATATCCCTCATATACTCTGCTTCAGGGTACATATGATAATATGGCGGTTCTTCATATCCTCTGCGCGTTCCTCTGCCTTTTGGTGCAAATCTGCCGTTTGCATAGCGGTATTCATCATAGTATCTTCTGTCCGGATAATCTTCGTACTGTTCAAGCATACGCATAATATCCTCATTATCTTCTGACTTTTCCATAGCTTCAACAATTCTGTAATCCTTATCAAAACAAGCTATGTTCTTCGCTATTTCTGTAAAATCCTTTAAATCGTCAAGGTTCTGCCCCTCAAAGCTATCTAATCCGATTGCTTCAACTTTAGCCTTGACACATTCCATAATCTGTTTAGCCCATTTGTGCATAATATCAAGCCTCCCTTACTGCAATTAAGTTACTGTTCTGTACCTCAATAGCCTGTGTAGATGTATTCTGCACCGCTACTGTACTGCAACATCCGCAAGGTACATCAACATATGCTTGTGCCGATACATTAAATAAATTCTCGACTGCGGCTGGAGTTACAATCATCCTTGTTGACTGTAATGGTTCCCCATCAACCGCGATCGCAAGTGATATAGCACCAACCGTACCGCCTGTCGGAATCTGAATGTTGCCGGAATACGATACCAAAAATCTAGCCTTGCACTGATTGGTGATACCTCTTAACTTGATAATTCCACTTCCCTGTCTGTGTACGATACACTTGCTACCGCAAACTGGTGTTTCTGTAAATGCCACATCCTCGCCAGCAGCAACTGTTTGTAATGCAATTCCTGTAATTTCCATTGTCTTTACCTCTCTTTCTAAAAAATAAGGGCAAACCATACAAGTCTGCCCTTTAAATTTAAGTAATACTGCTTAGCAGACATAATCTTTCGAGTTTTCTTTCGAGTGGAACTCAAAAGCACTCAATCCGATTAAGATACTTGATTATTCAGTTGTTTAGCAGCCACAGCCTGTATTACATCCGCATCCGTAAGCATATCCGTAAAGGTTGCTTGCTGGGAATGATGGTACCGGTGTAGGTCTTACTGCATCAATAATCTGGTTTGTCTGTGCTGCCATTGTGGTAGTCAGAAGTGCATTCTGTCTATCCTGTGAAGCAGCTCTGCGTAAATCATTGTTCTCTGCCTGTAATGTTGCAATCTTGTCATTAGTCAGGAAATCAAGGATAGCTCTCGTTCCTGCCTGCTGGCTGTCAATAATGTCTCTCGTGTTGTTGTTCATGGTGTTCTGCAAAGCACAAGTGTTGGTTGCCATATTGTAGTTTACACCCTGAATAGCTTCTCTTGTCTCACAGCAACAGTTTGCAAGCTGTGACTGTAAAGCATTTGTATTCTGCATATTAGCGACTGTATCAGCGTTAATAGCCTGCTGGATGCCGTAGCCTGTCTGCATAATGTTTGTATTTATGCCATTAAAGCCAGTAAGCATACTGTTGTTCATAGCATAGAAACCGTCACAAAGTCCGTTAGAAATGCCATCTAACTTACTGATAACTGCTGAATTGTCGAAGCCTCTCTGAATATCAGCCTGTGTAGCCGCTGTCGCAACATAGCCACCGCCATTGTTGCCACCAAAACCGCCAAATCCACCATTGCCCCATCCAAAGAGTAAGGCGAATACAACGATTATCCAAAGCCATCCACCATCAGCCCATCCGCCGTTATTGCCGTTGCCGTCAATGTTTGCAACTAATGGTACGCTGGCACAATTTGAGTTTGAAAACATATTGTTACCTCCTAAAAATATATTCATAAAGATGTCACCTAGGTAGTTTGCAAAGACATCTAATATGCTACTAATTACCAAATCTGCTTTTTATCTGATTAAATACATCATCTGCATTTAACCCCTTTTCTTTGCATAAATTTCTAGCCATCTGCTCTATGCCTTGCATATTGCCTTTCTGTGCCATTTGCATTGTATTTTTCATCATTGGGTTGCTCATAAGCTGATTATTGCTCATTATCTGCTGTAAAAATTGTTGAGGACCACCTCTCATCATTTGAAAAAGGTTAATTGGGTTCATTCTTCATCACCACCCTTGCTTTGAGTTTTTGAAGTTTTTCTTTGTGTTCCTAAAGATTTATCAAATCTATCTTCTAACTGCCCTATCTTTTCTGATAGTTCGTTAAACTTACTCATAAATAGCTCTGTGCTTTCGTCTGATAGGGTAAATTTGGCATTTTCTGCATTAGCCATAGAATTTACCGCCTGATTATTATTAGGCTCTGTATAAGGCTTATACACAATCGTATTAATAGTTCCATTAGCATTCCACCCTTTGACATAAATTTCTGATAAATCCTGTTTTGGAAAAAATGCCATTGAGCCATCCATAGGGACCTCGTTAGCATTAATGTTTTCGACCGTCTGCACAACTCTTCCATTGATACCAGCCGGTTGTTGTGGCATAGCCTGTTGATTTGTTAAAGGCATTTGCATTCCTGCCACTGGCTGTTGTAAGCTCTGCTGGTAATTCTGTAAAAAATTCATTCTATCCATGTATGGATTTGTGGATTGTACATAAGAATTATTCATTATAGGTGCTTGATAAGGATTGTTTATCATGTTCTCTCTCCTCTAATACATCTTCGATAATGCTAAACAGTATCGTTTGCGTTACTAAGTCTAACTTTTGAATCTGTTCCTCAGAGAGTAGTCGTTCTCTCAAATACTCATCATACATAACAATCACTCTCCTTTTCTGATTTTATTTTCACACAAAAAAAGCCGCTAAAAGCGACAATAAAATGACGTTTTAGCGACGCAAAATTCATAATTAATTTTCTTCCATTAGCGCATATTCTCTATGTCTTTTTAAGAAAACATCTGTTACGTTATCCGAGTCGTGACAATCTCTAAATTTCTCTCTTCAATTTTCACATGGAAATACAGCATTCTTATCTATAAACTATGACTCTAAATCATTTTTGTTACTGAGGTAAGCATGTGAAATTATAACATTCATCTACTGTCATGCCCTCTATCTGCTTTATAAGTGACTTTTTCATCTTTTCAAAGTTATTCATTTTAACACCTCTCTTTTGTTTTAACAAAAAATAAATTCGCATTTCTCCATATCGTAAACTTTAAAAACGTCTCCGTTCTTTGCGTTTTTGTTTCTCTTAATGCACTCTCTTTTTGCCTTTTCAAAGTCATCAAAGAATCCTCTCTCGAAGAATAGCCAACCATTGTTCGCAAAGCCTTGCACATAAAATCTTGAACAATTTATACGCAAATAATCGGTAAAATCATCTCGATTGCCTATTTCGTACAATGGTTCGCCTATATTATCTCTAAAATAATACTTGCCACCTATTTTAAAAAAATCAGCAGTGCATTCAGTTATGCACCTTCTTATCCCTTCGGGATAACTTCTGCCAGTTATATGTTTCATAAACTTACCTCACTTTCCATAGATTATTATACACATTTTTGCGAAAAAGTCAAAGATAAACCATTATTTGATAAATTATTTGATTAAATTCAGTTTTATAGTTGACTAAAAAACGTGATAAATACGGCATTAGCACTTCCTATATGCCATAGGAACTGCGTGCAGTAAGTGCTAAAAATTTTTCAGCTGAATTTCAATGTTTCCATTGACAATTACTATTTTTTTGATTATACTTTTCAGTATCATATTTTTTTGCTTCTTGTCGATGTTATCCCAAACGTCGGCAAGTTTTTTTATGTTCTCATAAACAAATTCTGTTTTCTGCATATTAGCTGTGTTTTTGCTTTCTGCTGCAATATTAGCTTTCATTTCCTTAATCTGTGCTTCCAGTTCTTTAATCATGCTTAAAACAGTATCATTTCCATCTGCGTACAATCCATACAATCTTTTTAACTTTGTCTGCTCCTTTTCGAGCTGTGATTGCATAATTTCAAGCTTTGTCGCCTTTTCCTTTGGTTTGTAAGATGATAAATCAAGTGATATTTTAAGAATTTCTTCTTCTACTTGCTTTTCTATATAATCCGCCCACTCAAGGGAATTATTGCAATTTGCATTGTAATTAGGCAAGTAACTCATAGATTTGTTTCGCGACATGCAGTATATTTTATGCTTTCCATTTGTCCATTTCTGATACCGCATTGCACAACCGCACACACCGCAATAGCACAATCCGGTTAGCAAGTTAGGCTCAGTCTTACAGCAGGCTTTTGCTGAACGTCTTGACTTCCTTAACTCTAACCCTAAATTAAATTTATCTTTATCAAAAATAGGTTCATGTTTTCCCTGATAAACTTCTCCCTTGTAAGGTATCATACCAATATTAATAACACTGGTTAATACGTTATATACAATTCGCTCACCCTTGAAACCACAAATTTCTTTAATTTTTACATCTGAATATCCGGATATGAATAATTCAAGTGCTTTCCTTGCCTGCTCCGCACGTTCCGGAATAGGTATTAATATGCCTTGCTCCTTGCTATACGAATAACAGTAAGGTAAATTACCACCACCCATCCAGTAACCTTGCTTAACTCTCTCAAGCATACCGCCTCGCATCCTAAGCATCATGGTATTTTTGTCTAGCTGAGCAAAAACAGCCATCATCTGCGTATAAGCTTGCTCCATAGGGCTATTATAACTCACACTGTCATGCACACATTTAAAGATTACGTTGTTTGGCTGAAAAATCCTTTCGATCATGTATAATCCATCAATCATACTTCTTGAGATTCTGTCAAGTTTAAATGCAACAACGCATTTCACTTTCTTCTTTCCGCAATCAGAAATCAGCCTTTGTAGTTCCGGGCGGTTCATATTAGCACCTGTGTAACCGTCATCAATGTACCAATCTGTCACAATCAGCTCATTTCTTCTACAATAATTTTCAATGTCCCTTTTCTGGCTTTCCAGTCCGTTTCCCTCTTCTGCCTGTTTTTCAGTGGAAACCCTCATGTACGCAACACATTCCATCATTAAATCCTCCTTTAGTAAAAAATGTGCCGCATTTATCACGTTATGCAGCACATTTTACATTTGTTTTTACCTGTTGTCAATAATCGAAGCTATCATTGATAAGATTTTTTCGCTTAACTCAATTTCATCAGCTTGCAATTTTTTTCCATTTAAAGTAATAACTACCATTATTAACCTCCGATTTTATTAATTTTTTCTTTTATTTTTTTGATTTTTCTATTGACTGTTCTTTCACTTATAGAACAATAATAGGAAATTTCCGTTATACTTTTCCCTTTTGAAGAAAGAACAAAAATTTCTGTTTCATCTTCCGTTAAATTGCAATCTTTTAAAATTTTCTCAATTTCAATATTGGTTAATTCTGAAAATTTCATCAGCACAATCCTCCTTTCCCTTGCTGATATCTTTTGTATTTCAGAAAAACTTATCACTTGTTTATACTTTATTGTATTCTTTCTCGTACCTAGGGATTAAAAAACAATTAATAACATCTCGTTGCGTCTTATAAATGCTTTCTCCTGCAATGTAATTTTCTCCAATTAGTTTGATCTCAATTCCATTTATTTTTATGATGTTCTTATTTTCATCATAAAAATAAATTTTCCCCCGGTCACTTAGCCATGTACGGATTGTTTTCATTTGAGTTTTTTTTGGATGTTTTTTTCTCCAGTACCTATGAAATCTTTCTTTTCCTTTTAAAGATTGATTGTACCTCCTTTCCCTTTTTTTACCTGGATTGGAATTATTGTACTCATATGTTTTCCTTTTTCCTTTTTCAGAGTTTATATAATTGAAGTGACTTAATTTCCCATCTTCAATCGCTTTTTGCTTTTTTCTGCTATAAATGATTTCATTATCAAATTCTTCCGATTCTTCTACATCATTTTCTTCTGCATCGTCATAAATGCAATCTTTAAAAGGGCAAATAAAACAATTGGGATGCGTGCAGCCTATTGGTTTCAAATTCAACCCCTCTTTCTTTTTAAAATTTCTTCAATTTCCTTTTCTGTTTGCATCAAAATTTTTATTGCAAAATCATAGTTTTTATAATTTTCAACTTCTTTGTTTAAATCTTCCATTAGTCTTTCCCAAAAATCATCATTGTCTTCAGGATTGGAGTATTTTTTAAAAAGCTTCCAACAAGAGTTGAAAATTGAAAAGTAAACTTTTAATTCTTCCTCTGACATGAATTACCTCCTTTACCACCCGAGCGGCATCTCGTTTTTATCAACTTTAGAAAATTGACTTTCAGATGCTTCCTTTGCTAATTTAAGAAATTCATCAAACGAAAGTTCGGATTCCTCGAATTTCATAAATTCTCCAGAAAATTTTACACCAAATTTCCTACACTCTCCCTGCCGTTGCTTTGCTACATTCAATCCTTTGTAATTCTTATCTTCCGCAAGGTTCCAGAGAAGAAAAATATTAGATGCATCCTGTTCAATGTCTCCTGACTCCCTTAATTCTCCAATTGTTGGCTCTTTCGTTTCTCTTGACTCTGAAACTCGATTAAGCTGGGACAGTACAATCACATGACAATTAAGTTCTGTTGCTAATGATTTTGCAGATTTTGAAATTTCTCCAACCTCACTAGCTCGGTTTGTGTAAAATCGATCTGACTTTATCAACTGCAGGTAATCAATAACAATCAAATCATAATTTTGATACCTGCATTCTGCTTTTACCTCACTAATAGATTTTGAACCTGTAGAAACAGAGATTTCATAATTGCTCATAATTTCATTTGCTTTATCAAAAGCTTCCTTTTCGTTTCCAAGAAAAGCTTTCGCTCTCCTGACACGATTCATGCTGATTTGTGATATCCTTGAAACGAATCTTTCATAAACCTGCGATTCATTCATTTCCAAATTAAAATAAATGACTTTTTTATTAGTAGCAGCAACTTGTTCTATAATCTGTGCTACAAATGCAGATTTTCCAACACCAGGCCTCGCACCAATTACTGTAATGTCCCCTTTTTCCAATCTAACAATGCAATCATCAAGCAAAGAAAAACCTGTTTTCAGTCCACCCTCTCCAACATGTTCATTAAAGTACCTGTCCTTATTTTCAGAAACGATCTGTTTCAATGTTTTTGTAGTTCTCTCCTTGTTTCTCTGCAATGCTTCTAATTTTGTCAAAGCATCAGAAATTGTATTATCAATATCTGCCGGCAGTAACGAAGAATTTTTCATCAGATTAGAAAAGGCTCGAACTTTGTAATCTTTCATAATCGTTTCGGCAAAACTCTTTGACATGACAGATGTAACTGTCATGTTGAAACACTTTTTTAACTCATTCATTACAAATTCTCTTGACCATTTGTGATTTTCTACTTCTGGTGCCAGGGATATCGGATTAACCGATACCCCCCTGTCATGCATTGCTCTTGATTTTTCATAACATTCTGCACAAAATTCATTAAAAAACATTTTTGGAGAAATTTTCTCCGAAAAATCATCAATCGTTTTATTGTTAATCAAAATACAACTTATAAACCCATACTCTGCTTCATCCTGCATTATTCATTTCCTCTTTCTCAACTAAACCAATCCAATAATCACAATCTTTCACTAACCAATCCCCATATTTGGGAATGTACCTAAAGTCAACATCATCCGGGTTATTTTCTTTATGATTTTTCAAGTACTTATTTGTTGCTTTATAAATCAAAATTGCAACTGCTTTTCTGTTTTTTGGAATAACTTCAATTAATTTGTCCATCCACCGCTGCTTCGCTATCACTGCTTCACTTTTTTTAGGATAAATTGCAAATGTATCATCCCATGCCTTTTCTGAATTAAAATCAATGCATTCATTCATATCTGCTATGTACGCAGAAAAATTTTTTACCTCATTAGTTTTATTATCAGAAAAATTGCTTACAGGCATGCCGTTTTTTATATTTGAAACAGCATCAATTATAAATTTTTTAAATGCTTCACATTTTATGTATTTGGCAGCGTTCGCAACTCCAGTTAATGTCTTTTCTGATTTACTCCAATTATATTTGTACCATTTCAAAATCAAAACTTCTTTTGTTGCTTCGTTGAATCTTATGATATCATGAACTTCTTCAAATCTTTTCAGCAATCTAACAATAGTTTCTTTTGTGTACCCGGTATCGTCCGACATGCTCTTGAAACTAACTTCGTAGCACCCACAAAGATTCGTCTGAGGGTTTGTCAGAAGGTACAAGTAAAAATACTTGTCCTCCGGGGTAAATTCATCCAGGACTTTATTATCAGTCCAAAATGAAAGCTGGATGTTTCTATAAATTGCCATATCATAATCTCCTTTCAAATTAATTCTTTTTCTTATGTTGTACTTTTCTTCATCTCGCTAAGTCATTGATATTAACTCTGAATCCGTCAAACTCCTTGCCTTTACTTCTGACATAGACAGATGTATCAAAGAACATCAAGTTACCCTCTCTGTCCGTTGCTATACTCACACCATTTCTTGTAAGACTGCCTTTGAGTAGGTCAAGTAGAATCTGTATTTCCTGCTTTGTTTCGTCTTTCATACTGTATCTCCTATAAAATCACTTATATTCATTTGACTGTCCTTTTCAAATACAAGCATTTCATTTTTAGCGCGCTCGTAAAAGTTTCTGTCAATCTCGAATCCGTATGCACTTCTTCCAAGCTCTGCGGCGGCTCTTAGCGTGCTACCGCTACCGCAACAAGGGTCAATAACAACATCTCCCTCGTCTGTAAAAATCTCAATCAGCTTTTTAAGGACTGCAACCGGCTTTTGTGCAGGATGGATTTTCGGTACATCTTTTCCGTCTTTCTCCCAAGTAAACCAGTTAAATACCATATGCCCTGTACCTCTGATATTCTTTCCGTTTTCATCAATCTGCAAGCCGTTTCTGAATTTCGGCAACTTATTTCGGTACAGTACGAGTGCATATTCCGTAGCACCAACGATACGCATATTCGCTTTAAGTACCTGCGGACTGTAATTTTTACAGAATACAAGAGGTATGTAATTGACAAATCCGTGTTTCTTCGCCGCCGCAATAAGTGTCTGCAACTGTTCAAAAGCACAAAATACAATCATACAAGGGCTGTCACTACTTCTGCCCCTAGCAACATTCTTTTTATCCTCTTTCTTCAACATCTTTGAACAGAAATGGAAGTATTCATAAAGATTAAAGTTAAAGTCAGAGTTAAATGCCGCCTTTTTAGCAAGCTTGCTTTCTCCATTCTTATTGTCGCCACCGTTATACCACATAGGGTTGCTACCATAAAAGTTAGTGCCTACATTATATGGCACATCAGCAATAATAAGCTGTGCTGGCGGTATTGCATATTTCTTATAATTCTGCATAGAATCACGATATATCTCGCATTTAATTTTCTTCTTATTCATTTCATCACAAAAAAGGAAACCTCGGTTTTATGTCGCGACAACCTATTCCTTTCTTTGATTTTTCTTAGTTTTTCAAAACTTCTTTCATTGCATTAGCCATATCACAGATACCCTTGATATAGTTAAATGCACCTATTATATATCTGTCTGAATTTTCTTCATCAACAACGCCTGTTGTGGCAAGGTTGATTAGCCTTAATGCGTTGTGATTTATTGTATTTTCGTCAATCTTCATTCTTCAACTTCCTTTCTCTCAAAATCTTCGCAAGAAACATCAAGTAAGCAACCGCACCGCTCAACTTCCGTTGTTCCCCAATATGTCTTGTACCTGTAAGAGTTTGCACAATTAAAACAGAAGTCTTTTCCATTATTCATTTTGCAACTTGTCTTTTTATCCTCCAACTTTTTCCCAAGGCTTTCATTTATGCTTTTGAGTTCTTCTACTTTTTTCTGTAGTTTCTCGCAATCATCAATGAGTTTATTGTATTTCTTCTTGCTTAAAATCTTCATTCTGCTTTGCTCCTTTCAACTGTTCTGCTATTTCGTCAATCTTTTCTTCCTCTAAGATTGTAAAAGCATATTCTTCCTTGATAGCTTTTATAGTGTCATCAATAGCCTTGTTGTAACTATCAAGCCTAGCATTTCTGTATTTCAATATCTCATTATTCAGAGTTTCCTCACCCCAATCTCCGCTATCAAACCATTCAACAGCCTTGAATACAGGACTAAGCACTTCAAAAAGTGTTTCTATTCGTATACTTGCCGACTTGATATACTCAACTAGCCTCTGTGTATCTTTAGCCACATCTTTAAAACCTGCACTATTCAATCTATCAACCATGTCTTGCAGTAATTCTGTTGACGAACCATTCATAAGCTCGTCAACATCTTTGCAATACAAATAATTCCAACTACCACCGCTCATTCACTTTCACCCACTTTCAATAAATCCATAAACTTCTCATACTGCTTCTGTGACACCTTATTATGCTCTTTTTCGGGCTTTAAGCAGATTATAAGGTGTTTTTCTGCGATAGATGATAATTCCCTCGCTAACACCTTTTTGCCTTGCTGTATGCCTTGCAAATAGCCTTTAGGTGCTTTCCTTTCGCCTATTGAACCGCTATCACGATTTCCACCCTGTCCGCCAATGCTAACATTTCTAAGCTGATAACCGTTATCGGCATACAGTTTGATGTAATACTTCTCTTTTTCGTCAAGCTGGCTTTCAGGAAAATTCAGAAATTCTACTCGCCAGCCATACGGATTATCCTCTGAATATAACTTATGTTTGCGTAAGCTAAGGTCTATGTGCTGTTCATAGCCTACAAGGTGGCTTGCTAATCTCTGTAACACCGACTTAGCCTGTCCGACATAAGCAAACTTAAAGCCGTTTTCATCTTCTCGGAGCAGGAAGTATATTCCACTCCTATCATTCAGCTTTGGATTTATCTTTAGAAGTCGCTTTCGGTTCTCTGATTCTATGGCTTTTGCCTGTCTTAACTTTTTGTAATCCATAATTACACCTCTTAATTGAATGGTAATCCATCATCAATTCCATCAGGAATGTTCATAAATCCGTCATCGTCAGTAGGTGCCGGTCTTGAACTGCTGCCATTATCGCTATTACTGTTTGAATTTTTGCTTTCACAAAATTCGTGTCTTTCAACAACACAATCATTGGTGTAAACTTTCTGTCCGTCCTTGTTGGTATAGTTGCCTGTCTGCCACCTGCCCTCAACGATAATCTTAGTGCCTTGATGAAGATACTTCTCTGCAAACTCTCCATTTTTACCAAATGCGATACAATTAATAAAGTCTGCTGCCTGTTCGCCCTCTTTCTTGAAAGCTCTGTCAACGGCTAATGTGTATCTTGCTACCGCCATACTTCCGTTTACTGTTTGCGAATATCTAATTTCCGGTTCTCTAACAACTCTTCCACATAAAATTACACGATTCATTACTTTTCCTCACTTTCTACCTTTTCAAATCTATATTTCTGTGTTGCGTTCGGGTATTTTCCCTTATCAACTTCGCTCATAAACATTTCAAGAGGTCTATTCCAAATATGTCCCTCATATTCATACACAACCGACATTTCCTCTGTTTCTGTATGCCTTGAAATACCGATAACAGTAACAATCTTGCCTAACTTGAAATGTCTGTATTTCTCGCCTTTCTTGGGTAAAGACCTGTCAAATTCTGTACTGATGTTATCTGCCTTAAAATGTCTTGTGAGTAATGCAAGGTCACAGTTCGGCATATCTTCGCCATCAAGATTAAATTCTTCCGACTGTTCGATATGTAACTGTTGCCAATTTTCGGCATATCCTGTATAGCTTATGTCATCATACACATCTTTAATTAAAGGGTTCTCACGCTTAGAAACTAAATAGCCACTAATTCTAAATATTCTCGCCATATTGTTCCTCACTTTCTAATAACTCTGGATTGTCAAATATATTGCCGATAACTTCTGTATCATGCATAACGACTGTCATTTTATGAACCATAAACCATATCGAACTATTTCTAAAACGCAATCCGTAATGTGTAGGCGTATTGCAAAACTCAACAACATAATTTCGCTTGTATTCTTTTTTGTTTGGCAAACAAGTTCTTTCAAAAGGTTCTAATCCGTCATCAAAATCAAATTTTTCGTGCTTAAACCTAACAATATCATTCTCCCAAATCAGATTGCCGTTCTTATCTTTCAAGCCTGTACATTGGCAGAGGGTGGATGTGTAGATTTCGTGAAAGTGGTTCGGATATTCAACGATAAAATGTCCTGTTTTTTTACAATCTTTAGGATAACAAGTGTTCACATACTGTCCAATCACCCATTCTCCATTGTCAACCCTCTTTGCCTTAAAAAAATATCTATCTTCCATCTAATTTTCTCCTTCCGGTTTCTCGCACCGCTCAAATTCGATAACCCACACCCACGGATTCGCATCCCAACCATAGCGGTCAAGGTCGGATTTCTTAATTGTACTGCTCCAAAGCAATTCCCACTCTTTTAATGCGATTTCCATATCTCCGGCATGAACAGCCATAGAAGAAAGCCCTTCGTTTCTGATTCCATCAATCGTTATTTCCTGTAACCGCTCCAATCTCACATCCGTAACCTTTAACCAAATGCGTGCGGCTTCTTTCGGCATGTGGATGGATGGTTTCCAACGCAAATCTTTTAACATCCATGATTTACCATATGCCTTGTACCAAAAGGTGTGAGCTGCTATCTGAATAAATGTTTCCCGGACATACAAAATATCGCCCGGCTGATATGGTGCTATTCTTTCCGGCTCCAACGGATAACCACATCTTGCGCAATATACATTTTCCGCCAGCTTGTCATATATGTACTCATTGTGGACATATTTGCAAGTCGGGCACTCTTCCCACTGTGGTTTTATCACTCTTCTGGTGCAGGTTTTCCGCCCTCCCAGAATTGCTCTCACCATCTCGGTATTGAATAAAATCGGTTTAATTGCCATCTATTCCACCTGCCTTTACTATTTCGATTGCGTCCTCTAAGCATACAAAATGTCTATTTAATCCATGCGATTGTATATCTAACATACAGTCTGCTAAATTAAGATTATACTTGTTTAATTCTTTTAAATGCTCCAGAACCTTATCTACATCATAGGCGGTTGGCTGTTTGCTTATAGCACTTTTTACATCTTCTACAGTCATAGTTATAGGAAAGTTATCAATATCTCTATTAGGGCATATCTTTCCTTTGTGAATAAATAAGCACTCATTTAACTTGTTTACATCAATCAATCTCATTGTTTGTCCTCCTATTCCGCTTCTGATTGAAGCCAATCCATACAACTAGCTTCTCCCTCGTATTCCTCGCCGAATGTGTTTTTAAATCCGACAAGAAATTCTGCTAACTCTTCATCTGACATATTCCTTACCCTGTCAGCGTTAGTCATTCTGCTGTCACATCTGCAACAAGGCTCATTGCCTCTTGGATTGTTGTTATGTTGGCAGTTGCAAGTGTGCGTCTTTTCTTCTGTAGCTAAGTCAAGGTAATATTTCAAATCTTTTATCAAACTGATAGTTCCGTAGAGTTGTTTTTCTTCAAGCATTCCAATAACTTCTGATATTTTTCTATCAAAATCTCGCTTGCTTACGCTTTCGAGAAATTTACTCATTTTCTCCACCTCTCAATTCCTACTCCTTTCTACCACACCGGGTAATAATTCCCTTTATCATCCGCAATCCAATAACCTGTGCCCCAGGTATCAGTTAATGGGTCGTAGACTTTTCTGCCTTTAATCATTGCTATTCTCCTATATCAATAATTTCTTTGCATTCAACAATTTCAAAATCTCTATCCCAAGAAGAACAACCGCTTTCAGCCTGTTTTTCTGTTCTGTATGTTTTAATTGCCGTATCTTTCAATTCATCAACTTTGGCAAAATGAAATTCTCTTGATAAACCGCACCATATTTCAGTACGATTTCGTCTCATAACGACATATCTTGTCCTTTCTATTCTCAAAACGGACATTCATCTCCTTTCCTTAAACTCCAACTCTTACCCTGTTCCGCAACGTCCACATTTGCCCCATTTACGGCATTTTTCATCTTCTCGATAAAACTATCCTTATCAGCATTTTCACTTGATAAATGGCACATTATGACGTTCTGCAAGATATCTGAATGATTTGCCTTAACAAAATCGCAAGCCGTGTCAATACTTAAGTGACCTCTGAAAACGTGATTGGCTTTTGGATTGTCGGTATCAACTAAATCCTTGTCATAGTTCACACCTAGCAGAATGTGGTTTATGTCCTTAAATTTCCACTTGATAACTTCGCAATCCGTTATGTAAAGCATCTTCCCCATTTCTGGGTGTGTAATCAGGAATCCGAATATCGGGCAAGGTTCGCCATTTGCGTCTGTATGCGTCCACCTGCCGTCTACTGTTGTTAGGTCAAACGCCTTAGCTTTAAAACTGCCAAATGGTATCGTATGATAACGATGCATGCCCTCATGCTTTGCGTATTGTATATGTGGGGTGGATATTCGTATTCCCATAGTTTCAAAATCTTTTACCGACTTGCTGTGGTCAAGGTGCTTATGAGTGCATAACACACCCACAACATCTTTGACATTCCAATTTAAGCCTTTCTTAATCTCCTTAATCGGTATTCCGCAATCAAGGATAAGTGTTTCTCCACTGTTGGAAATTAGCAGATAGCAATTTCCGGCTGACGATGAGCCTAAGCATTTTAACCTCATACTCACACCTCGATTTCATCATCCTGTGGAAATTGAAAAACTTCCATATTGATGTATTTTTTAAGGATGTCTTTGAGCTCTTTCGGATTTAATGATTCTTCCATATGCTCGCATGTGCCACTTGCAAGAGCTTTTATAATTTCAATTCTCGAATATTGCTCTCTCAACATTTTCATAGCATTTAGAGCCTTTTCTTTGCTTGAATACTCTGCTAATACAGTGCCATTCGGAGAAGATGTATTGCGGCAATTAATACAAGCATATTCCACATCTTTATACTTTCCACCTGCTACGCTCAAAGAAGAGCAATTGTAAGGAACATCTATTGTTCCATCTTGACTAATTATTCTCATAGAACTCCTTTCTGACAGCTTTTCTTAAATATCCGCCCTCAATCAATCCTATAACGCATTTAAACTGAAGATGTTTTATAACTTCTATATGCTTTGTCATTCCTTGCCATACAACCCATTCCTGCTCTAATAATTCATCAAGAGTAGTAATCACATCTCCTGCTACAAACATTCGCTTGCTTAGCTTGTATTTCTCATACTTCTTACGCTTATCACATAATCTACAAGCCTCGTTATATGAAGGATAGTGTCGATTTTTATAGGCGAAGCAAAACTCACATTTTCTACATGGATTATTCATAGGCTACTCCTGTAAGAATGGTGGCAATGTGATGTCTGTTTGTTCTTCAACTACTTCTCCCTGCGCAACCTCTGTATCTGCTACAACATCCGCATCCTCAAATTCAACCGAATTGGCATTGCTTGCAATATCGTATTCAACATCTGCCTGTAGCCGCTCGTCATACGTTGGAATATCCTCCTCGCTGTCATAGTTTCCGTCATAGAACGAACCATAGGTATTGTTAATCTGCTTTAACAGCCTGTTCTTAACAGTTTTCATAGCCATCTGGTCTGTGAATTTCTGGTGTGTGCCGTTTCCGTTCTCTTTATAGCCGAATCCCTGTTTCCAAGCCTGCTTAATCTGCTTGATATTCATAACCTCTGTGAGAATACTTCCATCATCCATAGTGGCTATTGCGTAAGCACCCTTAACCTTATCGTTGTCGATGTTTTCAAAATCCTGTTTGTGAGTGGCAATGTGCTTCTTGCCATTAACAATCTCATACTCGAATGTATCGCCCTCATAGATAACTTCTGCTGTTATATCTTTAAGCCCGTATCTCCTAGCAATACAAGTGTTACCATATACGGATTTCTGGCACTGCAACTTACCGCCATAGGCAACCGGATAGCACTGCTTCTTCTGCATTGATAGACCGCTTGTAACCATTTCCACAAGTGCATTTTCAATACTTGCCCTTGTACAGCTCTTTAATACTGGCTGTTTGTTATTATCTACTGTGTCCTGTAAAATCAGCATTGCCGACATAAATTCATTCGTATAATTGTAATCTTTAGGGAATGTAAGTCCGAATTTCTCTTTTTCTCTAACTTTCATTACCATTCCCTCTGTAAAATCCTTAGCGACAAGTTCTCTCTTTTCGCTTTCTGCTACTGCTGTTGTTTCTGCCATAATTATCCCTCACTTTTTTTGCTTAAAATCTGTCCAACAATCTGCCTTAATTCATCACTAACCCTGCTTAAAGTCCAAAAATCCATGGTGTAAAATGCGTGAGCACAGTCAAAACCGATATACCACTTGTCTTTATCCTTTATTTCAAGCGGACTAGGTGCTTCTTCGTGTGCGTATGTAATACCGCCATGGCAATCTATATTTGATGTATCAACAGGCATATTTTTAGAAACTTGTACATATCCGCATCTATATGTACTGTCGCCCATGTGTCGGAGTATTACATAGCAATTAAATCCATTAAAATTGAATGAATGTTCAAGTATAGTAGTCATATTATCCCTCCGCAATCTCTAATTTCTCGCTATCATTGACAATCAGCATAATCAACTGACTATCGACCATTTCAGCAACTTTCTTCTGATTAGTGCTGTCAAGGCTCTCACTATCATCAAGAATAATAGGCACTGACATACCGCTAATCTTCTGAATAGAGTTGCAAATATCAACTCTGCCTAAAATCCTGTTGCCTTTGTTACTCATAGTGGTAAGAATTGACTTTCCATTAACTGTAGGTACACAAACCGACTTGTAACCGCCAGACTTATTCAGTTCAAACAACTTCCACTTAACTAATGAGAAGTGACTGTTAATGCCGTCAGACAATGTTTCATTCTTTGCCTTATCCAGTTCATTAAGCAAATCAAGGATTTTTTCAGCGTTAGCCTTATTCTGTTCCTGTGTACGCTGTTCTGCCCTTAATTCTTCAAGTCGCTGTTCGTCTTTCTCTGTGTTGCTTTCAGCTATCTGCCGCTCGCACTCTGACAACTGCTGCCTTAAATCATTTTCCTGTGCCTTTAATTCAACCTTGATACTTGAAATGTCATTAGCCTTGTGCATAGCCTGTTCCTTTTCGGCAATCTGCTGTTCAAGTGCCTTGTACTCTTCTGTGGCTGTCACATCAATTTCCTGTGGAAGTTCGGATAACTGCTTTTCAAGGTCTGCAATGGCTGTATTCAGCATTTCAAGGCTTTCTTTATGCCGTGGAAACTCTTTCTGTAAATCTTCAAGAATTTTCTTATCTTCATCAAGTTTGCCCTTAACAAAGTTGCCATTGTTTGTGATAGACTTTAACTCTTCTGCCTTATGGCTATCAAAATCGGCTCTCAACTGCTCTTTCTTATCTTCTGGATATTCCTGTCCACAGTAACTACAAATAAAGCTTGCTTCGTCAAATCTGCGTTCATTCTCTGCTTTCCATTTATCCCTTATACTCTGCAAATTCTTATTTATGCTATCAATAGCTTTCTGCCGATACTCAATGTTCTTTTCTGTATCGGCAATAGTCTTTTCTGTCTGCTTAATAAGAAACTTTTTGTCAGTAATCTTATCCTCAATCTCTCGCCTAGCCTTGATATTCTCCTCGTTAGCCTTGCGTGACATATCACTAAGCTCAAACTTAAGATTAAGAATATTTGCACTAGCCTTGTCGTATTCAGCTAACAGCTTGTCATTGTCAGTCTGTTTAGCCACACAATCAGCAATCTGCTCTTTAAGGCTGTTTCTATACAGTTCAAGGTCAGATACATCTGTGTCCTGCTTAATCTGAATATCCCTCTCCTTTTCCTTAATCTGTCCGTCAAGGACAGGTAAATCCTTTGTAATCTTAGCCTTAGTAGCCTTATTCATAGCTGACAATTCTTCAACTGTATACTTATTAAGTAAAGGAACTAACTCGGCTAATTCAGCCTTAGAATGTGCTATATCAATGTCTGTCACATTCTCGACAAGGCTAAATAAGTACTCTCTCATTTCAGCAGGCTTCTGATTAAGAAATGTGTTGATGTTGCTGCACATCTTAAACACATTCATATCAACATCAAGATATGCATTGAAATCCTTTAATGTTTTCGGAACGTCATTGACAAAATACTTGTTATCGTCCTTGTAACTGCTGCCATCCTTGCTATAAGTACGTTTCTGTACTTTCTTCATAGTGATTTCTTTTCCGTCAACATCAAGTACAAGTTCGACCGACACGTCCATATCATCAACTGGCACTTCGTCAACTTCTCTTCTGACAACCGGATTATCCTTTAACTCATAATCACAGTTAAACAGGCACCACAGATATGCCGTGGCTATTGTTGATTTACCTACGCCATTCTCAGCAACGATCTTAGTTATGTCGTAAAAATCAAATGTTTTGCTTGCATAGCACATAAAGTTTTCAAGTGCTACACTCTTCAATTTAATCTTCATCATATCCTAAATCCTTTCTTTCCTTATTTGCCAATTTATCAGCAATTCTTTCATAACCCAAAATTCTGCAAACATCTTCTTTGCAGACATAATTGTCTCCTTTGATTTTGCTTATAAGCACATGAATTCTTGTTTCGGAATCCAAAAGTTGTTCATATCTTTCTAAATCGATCTTAATTTTCATTTAATACCTCCATGTCAAAAACAGAAATTTCATAAGCTGTTCTTTCTTCAATAATATTTTCTGTTTTTTTCCTATATTTTCTGCTTTGTGCTCTACCATTTATAAAAATCTCATCTCCATTTTTTAAACCTGAAACAAGAACGGCATTTTCTTTCCAGGCAATGCACGGTATGTAATTAGTCTCAGTTTCATTTTCTACCGCAAGCATAAAATCCGCAATTTCCCTTCCGGTTGGTGTGGTTCTATAGTTTGGTGTTCTGCAAATGAATCCACTAAGATTTACATTGTTCTCTCCGTGTTTATCACAATATTCTATGCTTTCCGCATTAACATAGAATGCACTATGTTTATTTTCCATTCTTGAATGAATTTCGCCTGTGATTTTTACGGATTTTCCAGACAAATCCAATCCCCATTTTTTCGGAATAATATTTTCTGAAATCATTACAGGTATTTCATCATAATATCCTGATTTTCTTTTACATTTTATTTCAAAAACGTAAATTCCATTTGAAAGTGTTGTTTCGTCCGAAACAACACCAGAAATTGTTATCATTATTTTTCCTCCATGCTTTTTATGAAATTCTTTATTGCATTATAGACGTTTGTCGTCTTAAACCTTTTTTTAAATTCGTGGAGATTATTTTCTTCAACAAAATAAACGAATTTTTGTAAACAAATGTAAACATTTATTGCGTTTGTTCTGTTAATTCCTGCAATCATTCTGATTAAATAATCGCATCCAATTTTTTCATTCCCCGAAATAATCTCCACTGCATCACACCAGAATTTAAAACCTTCAAGTTCTGGTCCAGCACCGATTTCTGCAAGGATTTTCGCCACCCGATTTCTCACGATTTTACTCCAAAAAAATCATCTAAGATAGATTCAATATCATCTCTTATTTCCATAGCATTTCTCCTGCTAGATTTTTCATCATTAATATCAAGCCCGATTTCAACTGCTTCTTTTAACAGCATTTTCATTGTTCTTTTTCCGATTCCAGATTTTACTCCAGCATCTACTGAATGAGAGACGATGCATGATATTAAAGCCATCAATTCTACAATTTTTGCATTAATTCCAATACTGGTACCTGTGCAAATTATGTGTTTCTCATTTTTATCTAAAATGTAAATCACCTTTTCATGTTCTTCTATTTTTCTCATTTATTCCTCCTCAAATCCTACGATTTTGCCATCATTAATGACTACTGCCTTATTCTTCATTTCTTTCATGTCTAACAGGTCCTGTACTGTTACCTCTGTCATATTTACCTTTACTTCCACTTGTTTTTCCTCCTTTATAAAATTTGTCAACAGATTTCTTTCTTCCGGTTTCCTTGTTTACCAGCTTGTAATAGAAATCCGTTTCTTCTGCCAGCATCCAGTTATTCGGGTTTAATCTGTGTGCCGATACCACTTGTTTCTGCTCTCTTGTCAGCTTTTTAGGTTGTTTCAACCTTTGTTCCTCCTTTTAAAAATTTATTAACAAAGTAAACTTGTCCTTTGCCAGTAACTTTTGTTGTGCGTGTGATTCTCACTGAACCATCTGGATTCTGTAAATTGCTTTCCTTGACCTCGAACAATCCCTGTTCAACATATCTCTGTTTTGGCATATTGTAAGAACCACCACTCTTAATCAGATACCCATTGGCTCTCAACCAATCAAATAACCGCTTCTGCCCTATCTGATAGCCGTTCTGACAAATTAACTTTGCTAAATCTCCAACAAGAATTGATGTATGGCTTGCAGATACCGCATCTGCAAATATCTCTTTAGGCTTCATCTGTTCAATTCTTGCCTGTTTCTGTTCAATTATCTTGTCCCTCTCGGCTATCTTGTTATTGGCTACAATAAGTGCCTTTGCTATAAGTTCATCATCAGATAAGGTTTCCTGTCCGGCTATGTAACCGCCATTCTTGCGAATTGATGGAAGAACTTCCGATGTTACCCAATGTTTAAATCTCTTGGCAGATTCAAGTCTGCTCCCAAAAACTAAGGCATAAACACCGGATTCATTAATAACAGTCATACTCTGCTTTCCGCCAAGGGTGTCGATAGTTTCTACCCCCTTATCTTCATCAAACACATGAGTAGCGATTGCATCTCTGGGATTTGTAAATCCCAGTGCTTTTGCAACATCTTTTCCAACAAAATATGTTTCATCATCTTTAGTAATGGTTCGGATTTCTCCAAACTCATTTGAATTAAAAATTTGTATGCTGTTCATCTTTACTTCCTTTCTGGTAATTTTGGTTCAAGGAACTTGTCTGTATTGACAGATAAAGCACCACATATAAGTTCGTACTCTCCGAAATCCAACTTTCTGTTACCATTGAGCGATAAATTCAACTTTTGAACAGGAATACCTGTCTTACCAGCAACAAAAGTCTGCGTAATACCGTTGTCTTCTAAGTAAGTTTTAATTTTCTGACCTACACACATATTCATTCCTCCTTTCTGTAAATATTTCGGTTGCTCCGAATAATTGTATTATAACTTCGGTTTTACCGAATGTCAAGAGAATTTTTCGGCAATTCCGAAATTTTTTTATTGACATACCGAAATTTTTATATTATTATTAGTTTAAAGAAAGGAGGAAAACATGACATTTGGAGAAAAAATAAAGTCTGCAAGGCTTTCAAAAAAATATACTCAAAAGCAGCTTGCGGACTTAATAAAAGCAAAGCACAATTCAGTTAGTGATTGGGAAAAAGACAAATCTAAGCCAGATATGGACACAATAGAATTGATATGTGGTGCATTAGACATTACTCCCAGTTACTTAATGGGAACAAAGACGGATGATGAATATGGCAACATTGTAGGAAAGATAATGAATAGACCAGATTTATTAGACATGATAGAAGATTTTGAGCTTTTATCAGATGATGACAAGAAGTCCATCCGGCAAATAATTTCTTCGCTTTCAGAAAAGAGCAGGGGTTAAACACCCCTGCTCTTTAAATATGATTTGATTATTGAATAAATGTATTTTAATGCAGATTCGCTTTTGCATTTATCCAACATTTTCATAATCTCTTTTCTGTAATCCTTATTATCCATGTTATTACCTCCAAATTTATTGATTTCCCTATTATTATAATATGCACGAAGTGCAAAAAATAGACTTGTAATGAAAAATTTTCTGGTTTATAGTTGGCTTAGGGAGTCTTATGGCATAAAAAAAGGGCTGAAACGCCCTTTTAATATCCTACTGCGGTTAATCCGTACTCTGCCTGCTCCGGAGTGAACCCCTCATAAATCAGCTGGTCATACAAACTCTGACGTGAAAAACTGCCAAATTCCAAGTAGCTTTGTGCCGTGCCTGCAGCCTGCTGATTCCAATCAGCACCGCAATTATTAACGCCGTAAATGGCTTCATTCTCAGAGAATTTCTCATAAATCAGCTGATTGTAAAGACCAGTGTACGAGAAATTCGAGTAATCCAAGTAATCTTTTGCCATATCGACCGCCTGTTCATTCCAGTTTGCTCCACAGTTGTCCACTCCATACTGGCTTTCCTCATCGCTGTACCCCTCATACTGAAGCTGTCCATACAGACCGCTTGCCGAAAAATTGGAAAACTGTAAATAATCCCTTGCTGCCTGAACCGCATTCCTTTTCCCGGTCGATATGGTTTCTTTCACTGGTTCGTAAGTAACAGGCTCAGTCCATTGCTGGGTGGCTGGTGCTTGCGTTGTTGTTTGCTGTCCGGTGGTAGGCATTTCCGTTGGTCGCTGAGTAGTGACCATTTCTGTTTGCCGTTGAGTTAGAATTTCTTCTGTGATTATTTCCTGCTGCTGTTGCTGCGGGGTAGTATCTTCAGTAACCAGTTCTTCTTGTTCCTGAGCAGTGGTTACTTCCGTGGTGGTTTCAACTTCCGTTGTAGTTTTTGGCAAAACTCCAGCATTGGTTTCCACTTTTGTTGTTTTCCTGGTATGTTCCGCTACGATGCGGTCCTGAGATTCGCCACAACCCGAAAGAAGCAACATAGTTAATAGTGCAACTGTTCCAATTAAGTTTGATTTTCTCATCATCATTCTCCTCTTGTGTTATTTTTTAATTGCCAATATGATACCATTTTGAGTAATGAATGTCAATCTTGCGTTAAAAAATATGAGCAGTATTCACTTCTTTTTTAGACTTATATTATATTATAATAATATACTTTTATATATAACAGATACAGTAACAGAATCAGTATCAGTAACAGATGCTTGTATGGGGTATATAGAATTATTGTAAACATTGATATAAATTAACATTCTACAATTTTAGACAATAGCAGATACAGAAAAAGAGGGTAGCATCAACGCCAATCAAATGCCACCCTCTTTCAGAACTTGAAGTGTCTCACGAGACACTTACATATTAACTTTTTTCAATCATACTTGCAATCTTTTTCGACCGCAAGTTTTGACATTATTTTTCACTTCTTCCTTCGTAATAGACCTCAACATGGTCAAATTGCGAATAACAATTCAGTTCACCAGAAAGTGTTTCTCCTGGTTTTAATTCTCCATTTGCGTCCGTAATGTAGGTCATATCAAAATCAACAACATTATCTGAGGAATCAAAGAATATAGCATATGCAACTACAAATTTTGCCGAATTTTCACCACGATTTGTCGCAGTAACGACTACATTTTCATTGTTTACAGTGTTTACAGTTTCGAGATTGCACACTGCCGGATTGTAATACGTTTTTGCACTGTACTTCAATGAACAATCTACAGTTACTATCTCGCTTGAATTGTCAAAAACAAAATAGCCAAGAGATGTTTCTCCTGCACCTATGATTTCAATACTCATGTCCGCAGCTCCAATAGAATTTCCATTAGCATCCTTTGCTGTTGCGTTTCCGGAGACAGACGCATTTACAGACGAAGTGTTTTTAATTACTACAATGTAGTAGCAAGAGCCATACTCATTTTTGTAAAGATAGCTCTTTGTTTCAAAATCGCTCTCAGAAACTTCGCTCGATGATTTGTTATGCACATTTGAAGAGCTTCCCTTTCCAGTGCTGTTTTCATTTTCTTTTGAGTTGTGACCAATAATTGTTACAAACAGAAAACACAGGATAATAAAAGTTACAAGTATTCCTTTTATGTGGCTCTGTTTTTTTCTGCAATTCGGGCATATTTTTGCACCTTTTGGAATTTCTGACTTACAATATTTGCAAGTTTTTGTTTCACTTTCTTTGCTTTTCATTCTATTCCTCCTATTTTCTAAATTTTTAAACTATTGTACAATATTTTGTATGTTTTGTCAAATAAACAAAAAAATAAAGGGAAGCACCGAAGCACTTCCCATAAACACATGATTATGATTTTATTAATTTTCCGCTTTTCAACAGACTGAGAAGTTTTGAATTTTGGTCAGCACTACCTTTATAGTTAGAAATGCCATTGTGAGCCGCAATTTTGCCCCTATTTGCAAACGAGCCATCATAACCCATACTGTTTAAGGCATCCGCAATACTACCCGAATTACCGCTATATTTCGGGTAATAAACCGGCTCGTTATAACGTCCAATAATATCGCCGTCATTACAGTACACTCCGGTACTCATCTGATACTTTGCCTGTCCATTCACGATTGCGATAATTTTCCCGTTGCCACATCCGCCAGTAGCAGACTCATAACCGCAAGGAAGTGTTGGAGCTGGATAAGATGTTCCGTAGCTGACTACATCTCCGACATTCCATTTGTTATTATAAGAAATTGTGCTTTGAGAAGAAATCCCCAGTCCTTTTGCTATTGCTTCTGCACACTTTCCGGCATCCCACCTGTCTGCATCATCCTTATCATCCACAAAGCAGCACTCAATAAGGATTGCTTTGGAACGTGTCCGTTTCAGGACGTAAAGGTCAGTGCTAATCTTGAATCCCCTGTTTCGGATTCCAAGTGTGGAAGAAATTTCCTCGCAGATTTTATTTCCAACTTCAGATACATCGTTATTATAGCCGTACACTTCCACTCCGCCGGTAGAACCGTCACCAGAGCAATCATTTCTTCCGGAATTGAGATGGATGGAAATGTCCAGATCTACAGAATGAGAGTTGCACTTTGCTACAATAGATGCAAGATTGTCTCCCTGCGTCTTTCCTACGTCATCTGTACAGTCATAAACTGTGTGTCCTGCCGCCTGTAATAATTCAATTAATTTGTTTTTTACTTTTCGATCTTCGGTCACTTCATTGATAATACCTACTGCTCCAATGCAATAAAGTGAGTGACCACCGTGTACATTATAAATTGCCATGATTATTCCTCCTCATCATTAATCATAAATTCAATGCTTTTAAATTCTTCAATCGTCATGTTTCCGGACGCTTCAAGGTCATGGATTGAGATTTTGTGAATATTTACATCTTCGTTATCAATCTCGAGAAGTTCATTTAGCTTCGCGGCTGTTTCTTCTTTTTCTGCATCCGATTTGTTGTCGAAATCATCCATGATTTTCTTTCTCTCCGGCTCATAAGCCTCATAAAATCTCATGAGTTCTCTCATGTTCTTACTGATTGCGTAATTAACACGAACCGGGAATTGTTTTCCCGATTCAGCTAACTTATTAAGTCCGTTAATATTTGCGATAATTTCTGAATTTTTCATCTTTAACCTCCTAGATTACCTGTGCCCATGCGATGTCTTCGAATTCCTGCATATCCTTGTCTACTTCTGTTTTGTGTTTCAGATAAAGGTCTTTGTTCTGAATGGACTTACTTACATTAGGTGTACCATCTTCCGGGATGGATGCGGAAAGATAAGCAACCGGTTCCCGCTGTGTTCCCATTTCTGTGACTGTCTCAACCTCAACTGTACCTGTAAAAGTTGTACTTTTTGTGTAGTTTAACATGATAAAATACCTCCATTTTATAATAATGCGATATTAAATATCGTAGTAGAATTAACTATGGTTCATAGCAATTCCGATCAGATGTGTTACCATATTGTCTAAATTTTTTATTTTCTTATCCTGCATCTGTAACACCTTTATAATTGGTGCTATAAATTCCTCATACCTTAAACCATACTCATACTCTCCATCGATTACTGTTTCTTTTCTTGTGCTTTCATCGACCTGTACTTTTGGACTTTTTACAAATCCTGCAAAATCAGATGTAGCAATTCCAAGATTTCCTAACAGTTCTTCAACATCCTGTGCTATCAATCCATAATGTATTCTATTACTATCATTTTCAATAAACCTGTATCTCGATGGTTTTAACCCCATAACAAAATCATAAGATTGGTTATCTAATTCAGTAATATCTTTTTTTGCATTTCGATCCGATGTAGATATGCTTCCAGCCGCTGCATAAATCTGTTTCCAGCGATAGCCAGAATAACCTAATGTATAAGAATTGTCTGCGACCGGCATAAAGCGTTTACTGTTATCTAACTGCAAACTTTGTGAATTTCCATATCCAAAAATTAAATACGTTCCGTTCCCATAAATCTGAGGATATTGGCTTCCAGCAAAATGAGATTTGTTGTAAAATGTATCTTCGCTCTGCCCTATAACATGCCTAATACTTGAATTTACAATAAAGTTAGTAGACCCATAGGTGTCAGCCGTCATGTAAGTCGCCGTACTTGCACCAAGTCCCAAAATCATATTTTTGCAAACCACATCTCCATTAACGTAATTCTTCCCATCAATAAAAGCATTTCCGTGGCAATGGACTGAATATCCACTCCACATGCTTGAAGCTCCAATGCAAAGATTTTGCATTGCATTTAATTGTGAGCCGTTGACTGTAACAGAACCATCACTTATAACATCTTTTAATATTTTTCCTGCAATAGTTAAGTTTTGCATATAATTGTTTCCATTGCCATCTACATACCATAATCCATTCAGGGTGGTTGGAGTTTCTCCTTTTGTTGCACCTTTTTGAACAGAAAAAATCCATGTTTCTTCCGGATTTGTTTTAAATGGAGTTTGCAAGTAACCTCTCCTTAAATAGCCGTCAGATGCCACAATGTCTGTGTATAAAGATGTGGAATTAATTTTCCATCCGCCGATTTTTGCTGAAATGGCTTGCAAGCTGTCCACTTTAATTTTGTCTGCTGTAATCGTGTTCGCTTTAATTGCCCCACCATTAATAACCGTACTTGTACCATTTGAAGCAGAATTTTTAAATGTTGTTAATGCGTCGATGTCAAATTTTGCTGATAACAAACTTGCAACCCTGTCTGTGAGGGTAAAATCAGTTGCTGATGTTCCGGATTTGACAATCCATTGGAATTTGTTTGCTGTCTGATTTGCGATTGTTGCAACACTTTTAATACTGCTATCCACATCCTCAGGAGCTGGTGTCCAGTCTGTGGCTTTGTTACCTTTTTCAAGCTTCAGATTTTTGAAACATACTGTCCCAACCTTGTTGAATCCATTTATATAAACAAATTGATTGCTTTTATCTAATGTCAATGCATTGGTTCTAAGTGTTACAGACTTATGCACCCATTTTGTGCCAGCATCCACATGAAATGCCACCGCATTTGCTAACATATCTGTTGCATCCGGCTGACATATTCTTACCGATGCCGCAACCGTATTGCTGCTTATCAGATCAAAGCTCAACACATATTCCATATTTGGTTCTAACAGATTCACTTGTTTTTGTTCAAATGCGTACAATATTACCGCATATCCGGTTGATGCCACTGTACAGTTTATCTTCACACCGATAGTTTCATATGATTCAATACTTACTGTCCCATTCTGCTTATTAAAACTCCAGTACGTCTTACCCTGATTTGTTTTTGTTAGTAGATTTCTTCCACCAACCTGCAAATTATTAAGTTCTGTCTTTGTTGAGTAAGTACTGCTAACAGTAGTTTTAAATCCGTTCAAATCAGCTGTTAAAGCCGTCATATTCGACTGTAAAGCGGTAACGGTACTTCCATCCGCTTTACTATTAATCTTTGTTGTATTGCTATTTACTGTTGCTGTAAGGCTGGTAAGCGACTGATTAAGTGATGTGTACTGATTGCTTACTGTTGTCACTTTTCCCTCTACGGTTGAAATGCTGGAATCAATGTCTTCCGGTGCTGGTGTCCAGTCTGTAGCTTTATTACCTTTTTCTAATTTTAAATACTTAAAATACACAACCTTATTAGAATTGTTTCGTAGCCCAATCCAGAGTGCCGCAATATTTTTATTTTCAGGAACGTTAAATGTATAATTTATTCTTTTCCATTCTGTTGCAAAAGAACCAGGCACCCAGATAGCATGCACACGTTGTTTTTTACTGTCTACAAAATTAAGCAGTACCACACCCCCTTCTGTAGTCGTATGAGCAACATCACTTTTTACATCTAAACTTATTGTGTATTGTTCCTTGCTTTTAACAGCAACAGTTCCATAATACGGATAAGCCACCGCTGTCATTTTTGCTACATCTTCTGCTATTGTTACTCCGTCTTTTACTATCCATTCACCATTCCAGTATTTTGTTCCCTTGTAAAGATTCCTTCCGCCAATTTGCAATCCATTCACAGCAGTAGTAATGTCCTGTTGCCAAACCTTAGAACTTATCTGCCCCTGTACTGTTGTAAGCTGTGTCCCTTGGGTTGTTACAGACTTCTGTATCTCCGTAACATTCGTAGTCATGTTTTTAAACGCAACATCAAGCGTCTGTTTGTTTGCATCAACATAAATTTTACTGCTTTTCAACGTGTGGCTGCCATCGTTGTTTATTGCATTGAAAAGACTGCTGATATCTAACTTACTTGCAGAAATATTAGCATCTTCTTTTACCATGTCATTCCGGATGACTGGTCGATTGATGCCCTTTTCAGTTAATCCAACGGCATCAAACATCAGATTTCCAGACTTATCCCAAACGTACATATTGTAGTCCGAATTAGCATCTTTACCTATCTGAACTCTGACCCTTTTCGTATCTTTGATAACAATTGTGTTATCTTGCCAGTAAGACATTCCGTTTTCACTGTGAACCTTAAACTTAGTTGTATTAAGGTCAAGTGCTGTGATTTTGCTTGCATCAAGACTTTCAATCATTGCACTTTTTATTTGTGCGTTTCCGATAAGTGATACTACACTGTTGGAAAATTCAGTGCTTAAACTACCACCAGATGCATTGCCGAAAAGAAGTGTATTGATATCTGCGACACTTGATTTCAATGTGGTTATAACCGCACTGTTTGCAGTTAATGAATTTGTTTCAAGTGTTGAAATTCTTCCTATCGCAACATTCAGATTTTCGACTGTTGCGTAATTTGCTTTTATATATTCAATCGTAGCAAATTTGCCCTGGAGATTTGTTATCACTGCTGTTTCGATGTTGGCTTGTATTGCATCAATTTCTTTTGTTTTAACATAATTAGCTTCAACGTAATCGGCAGTAACCCTGTCAGCAATTAGTTTGTTTACCATTAAAAGTTGTGCATAAGTTCTTTCCATGGCTTTCGTGACAGGACCGCTAAAGCTATCGGAAACATCGTCATTATCGTTAGAAAATGATTCGATATTAGTTGTTAATCCTCCATCTACACTGTGGGAAATTGACATGACCGGGATTTTGTAAGTCCTTCCGGCTAAATCCTCCACACTTATAATATCCCAAGGGTCAATCCGGCAGTCTCCCAAAAACTTAACAGTTCCTTTCCGGAAAGTAAATCCTCCGATTTTTTGATAAATGGCATCCACGATTGACTGTGTGGCAAACGGATTGCTACAAGAAATCCCATTCACTCCACTTCCGGCTTTAAAAGTTGTCTCCTGGTTCTGTAACACGATTAACTGGTCAATAGAGTAATCCTGCTCATCTTTGGCAAAAGAGTAAGTTTTACTAAGTTTTACATCATAGTCAGAATCCTCATACCATCGAAATTCAAGCTGTCCTAACCGGTTAAATATAGCAAATTTTCCATAAAGTCCTGCAATGTAACCGATTGCCTCTCTCATAGTATATCCAGCAAATGCTGAATTGCTTGCACCCTCTTCTGACGATGGGTTGTTTATTGTAATGCTTTCAATCTCTGTCACAAAAGAAACACCTATTGCATTGCAAATTTCTTTCATGACGGCAGTTGTGGTAGTTGGATATGTAAGCTGTGAATTGTACGTTCTTTCAGCCAATACCATGTTATCGTAAGCCGTTACATTAATTTCATAATCTGTTGTTTCTGGCTTTTCTGCGTTAAATTTGCCCATAGGAATAAATTCATAGCTGCCATCTTCACAAAGGATTCCTAAATTAAAAGAAAAATTTTGTTTTGTAAGCAAGTGAGGTACTTTATCCATTTTAATTTCCAAGGTAGCAGAAACAGCTGAACCGATTGTGATATTATCTTCTCCATTACTTCCGCCATTATAGTTCAAAGAATGAATTTCAGTTTCTAACTCAAATCCATCAAAGATAAGTTTTGGACGAAATGTTCTTCCACCATTTTTTTCTATTGCTGTCGAAAATTTTTCACTGGATTTATACATTTCAAATTCCTCCTACTGCTCCACAAAGCTAACTGAAATGCTTTTGTATCTTGCGTTATCGATAACGTAGCTGTAAATTTCCCAACTAGGTTCATCGCTATAAACTGTAATGCTTTCCAATCTACCATCTTCACTGTTTGGATTAATAAATTGGACATTAAAAAAAGTGCTGGATTCAATTACTTTCGTAAATGCGGCACTTTCTTTCTGATTCATTGGTTTTGTTGTAAGGACTAACTTCCATTTTCTTGTAACAATGTCTCCCACAAAATTTCCACTTAACGTTCTTCCTGCATTGGTTGACCATACTGGATTATGAGTTATTGTTTCAGAAGCAATGTATCTGGACATATCTACTCCATTTATTTTAAAAAACAAAGTTATCCCTCCTTTTATGCAACAAAAAAGACACGGTTAATCGTGTCTTTTGTTACAAATTTATTTTTTAAATATTAAAATTATTATTCCAACAATTATTACTATTGGAAGAATTGCCCACATTGATGAAACAAATGTCAAAAAATTTAAAACAGTTTTTTCTGTAGCATGTGAACTTGCAAACAAGAAAAACAAAATTAAAGCAAATAAAAGCAATCCAAATTCAAGTAAATGCATCATTGCTCTATCATGCTTTCTCTTTTCCTCGCGAAGTCTTTCTTCTCGTTCTCTTACAGATTTTAGCGAATATCCGCATTTCGGGCAACTATCCGCATTTTCGGAAATCATATTGCCACAATCAGGGCATTGTATCAAAGCCATACAAATTACCTCTCTTTCGTTTTCTTTTAATTCTACAATAAGTTAAGTAATCTGTCAATTTTAAAAAACAAATGCCGATTCTCCAGTTCTTCTGGTGTAATTATCAGCTTCTTTCTGTACTGCCTTAAACAATCCGGCTGTATTCGCTTCCAGGCTGATGTTTACACTCTGTTTTCCGTTGCTTTCAGCTAATGCACGTTTCATTCCGTTGTAAGCCGCACGTTCAATTCCCGCGGTAATTTGGTCGTTGTTAGCAACTGCTGTCTTACCATTGCTAAACTGACCAACTAATTCATTGTGATTTGCAAAAAACATACCATCTTCCGGAAAACCACCAGTTGCGTATTGAGGAATTAAAGACAATCCTAATAGAGTTTCTGTTGGAGTTGTGTCTCCTTTTAATAATTTCATATTAAAATCAATTTTACTTAATCCGTCTTTTACACCACCAATAAATTTATTGACTGCGTACATTGCATCTGATGTATCCATTTGAAGCACTGTAGTTTTTATTCCAGCCAATGAATTGTTGGCGTAATTAACAACATTATAAACAGAATTTGAAAAATTAGAAGTATTCACCGACAATGATGGAGAAAAAATACTTGTTCTTAACAAATCATTTGTACTATTCACGGCATTTGCTGAATTTTGAACAAATGGTGCAGTGTTCACATTCAATGATGGTGTTAATAAATTTGAAAAGTTTGCATTGGTATTATTAACAGCCGCTGCTGAATCTGATACCATTTTGTTTGTCGTTTTTTCAAAGCTTGCACCAACTCCTTCATGAGTAGTTTTTGCATTTTCTGCAATGTTTTTATAATTCTGAGAAATTGAATTTGCAGTTTGTTCCATATCTGATTGCACTTTGTTTTTCATTTCTTCAGAATTACTTGTAGCTTTTTCTGTCCAATTCTCATTGTTTTTTATCGCATCCATTGTTAAGTCATTGTAATACGATATGTCATCCTGAACATTTCCTAAAGTATCAGAATATTCGTTCATAGCATAGGCAGATGCTTCTATGTTATCCAAGTACGCATCAAAAACTTCATTTTCTGAGCGTACAGTGTGAACAAAGCTTGATGATTTTGCATCAAGCTTTTTTATATTAAATCCTACTGATTCTAAATAGCCAATTGCTTTTGAAGCTCTTTGGTTTCCAATCGTATCAACGTATTCATACATATCATCCACAGATGACTTAAATTCTTGAAAAGATTCGTCATATCCTTTTTTTGCTTTTGCTAACTGTTCATATAAACCAGAAACAATGTCTGTTTTTGCTGAATTTAATGCGTATTCTTCTTGTTTATCAATAGCATTTTGAAGTTCATCAGAAGTTCCTTTCCATGCACCGGTAATAGAATCAATATTTCCCTCAATTCCATCTACTTTTTCGCTTAGTGTGTCAGCATATGATTTTACAAGATTTTTTTGCGTATCTGTCAACGAATCATAATTAGCTGACATTTCAAGATAAGTATCAGCCATTTCTCGAATACCATCATATTCCGCCAAGACACCGGCAATGCTTTCTTTATTTTGATCTGAAAGTTCTTTATAAGATTCTTTCAATTTTTGTGAAGCATCAATCATGTTTTGTAATTTTTCTGGGATAAAATTCCAAACATCAGATTCTTTTCCTAATTCCATACCATGAATCAAATTATGAAAAGCTCCAACTGCTGCCGCAATGGCTATCGCAAGGACTACATAAGGGTTTGCAGACATTGCCGCATTAATAGCCATTATAATTGCTTCCAATCCTTTTAATGCTAATATAGCAGCGGCTAATCGACCAAATCCCTGTCCTAAGGTAAACACGTTGTCAACTCCAATACTTTGAAGAACTTTTCCAAATCCGCCAATAGTATCGCCCAATACATTTATGACTGCTGCTCCTATTTTTGAAAGTTTTGAAAAAAAGTCTATAAATCCATCTCCAAAACCTTTTACAAAAGGAGAAATTCCCTTCCAAAAATTATCAAGATTTTTTCTTAATTTGCTCCAATTGATTCTATTTAAAAAATCATTCAAAGCATCTATCAGTTTAGGGATGCCTGTACCTAACGTCCATTTTCCAACTGGGACAAGAAAATCTTTATAAAAATCATTTAATGCTCCACCGGAAAAGTTTGTTAATTTTTTAAGTCCATCATTCCATAAATTCTGTAATGCTTTCTTTGTTGGAGTTGCCGCATCAGCTATTTTTGAGAATACCTTAGTTATTTTGTTTGCAATGTCTGTGGATTTTTGCTCCATATTGGCAAAAGCTTCATCCCATGCTTTCTGATAAGCACTAGCCGCATCCTGGAATGCTTTATCGAGTGCTGCACTGCCGGCGGCATCTAATCCACTTCCTGTTTTTGTAGAAGATGTGCTTTCTGCAGGCTCAGTAAGCTTGTCAACTTCATCAAATGACATTAATTGATTTTTTAATTCCTTTGCTGAATCTGTTGCATTATCCAAAGCATCTGATGTATTGTCTGCCTCATCGTAAATGTTTGAGATTGCATCACTTGCACCTTTTGTACCACCAAGACCGCCCCAATCAAAATCTTTAAATCCCAACATTTTCACAATGTTTTCAGCCACTCTTTGAAGTGCTATTGCTAAACCATTCAAGTATGGCAAGACATTGGCAACTATTGGTAAAAAGATATTGCCGATTGTTCTTGCAAGATTACTGAAATTAGATTGCAAAAGCCTTAACTGGTTTGCTGGCTGATTGATTGTGTCTGACAAATCGCCCCATGCGTACTTAGTGCCATCAAGCAATATTATGGTACGCAGTAAGGCTTTCTCATTTTGGTTTAAAGCTGTGATATTTGCCTGTATTCCTAACTCATTTAACTTCGTCTGTAAATTGACGTTACGGATATTAACACCATATTTATCCAGTGTTCTTGACATACCGGCAAGACCAGATGCCATATCTTCCCAAACTTTGTTGAAATCCATGTTTTTAACAGATGCCAAATCCGCACCAATTTCTGTTAAAACATTTGATAGGGTTAATGCATTTTCGGAAGTAATGCCCATAGACGATGACATCTGTCCGAACATTGCCTGATAATTCATCAAGGAAGTAGGGTTTATACCCATGCTTTTTGCACCTGTAGCCTCAAGCATTCCGCTTTCAGAAACAGAGTAACCAGTCATCTTCTGGGTCAGTTGTTCTGCTCTTTTTGTGAAAGAATCGTAATAGGCTTCTGCACTGTCATATCCGGCTTCTTTCCATTGTCCAACGGCATTTTCCGCAACTTGTCCAAATGCTGCATTGAAGTAGTTCAATACTTCAACGTAATTCATAGAAGATTCTATGGCTTTCCAAAACTGCTTTACGCCTCTTATCGCAAGGAAGAACTTTGCGTAAAACATTCCAATTTGAGAGACAAGTCCCTTTGAGCTTTTTGCTGCTTTCGTAGCACTTGAATGATAGGAATTTAAGCTTCCAGAAAGACTTCTTACCGCAGACCCACTTTTACTTCCTGTTGATGCAAGCTTTGCAAGAGCATTAGTCATGTTTATAACACTTTGATTCACTGCTGGTACTTTCGCAAGAGCATTAAACAAATTTGTCAACTCTTTGGTTAGTAAAGGAAGATTCACAATGGATTGTGTAACATTTTTCCCACCTAATCTTGATATAGCATTTGACAGATTCAATAATGTTGATGTGTCAAATGTAGATGAACCAATATTATTCATCTGTCGAACAAAATTTTGCAACTGTGCAGACATTGTTGGAAGATTTTTTGTTGCCTGAGTTGTGCTTTTTAATCCAAGTCTTGAAATGCTTGAAATTAAATTTGAAAGTCCCGCGGTATTGAAGTTTAAATTTCCGATACTGTTCATTCCTTGGACAAATTTCACAAGGTCATCCTTAACAGTAATCAGATTTTTTGCCCCCTGCGTTGCATTCTTTCCGCCTAATTTGGATATGGATGATATTAAATTTGTCATTCCAGTTACATTAACACTTCCAATGCTTCCAATTCCGCTAGACAAATTTTTCATTGCCGAAGAAATGCCATACAAAGATGTTGTGTCAATATTCGAAAACTTTTTTAAAGCATTTGCAAGTGATGTGATTTCGCTTGCTTTTCCGCTTTTACCTTTAAATCCTGCTGATGCATCGGATATGCTTTTGATTCCGGATGCAATATTGTTAAGCTTTCCAGTGTCAACACTTCCAAGATTTGTCGAAAGTGTAAGCAACTTTTTGATGAGATTGTTGATTGACCTGTTTGCCTGTGCTGCATTTGCATCAATTTTAATTTGTAACCTATCTAGCTCCAAAATCTCACCAACTTTCTATTCTTCCAAATGATGACTAATGTCCCAGTTTGCTTTCATCGCTCGCATTCTCATGACAAATGCTCTTCTTTGTTCTTCTATGGATTGTTCTTTGCTAATTCTTTCCGGTTTTGAAGTTACGGGTTTCTTTGGATATTCTGTCTTTCCTTTTCCGAAGATCTTACTTGCACCAATCGCTACCGCCGGGATTATATAATTCCCAACAATTTCCCAAACTTCATCATCACGCATTTTCTGCCTTAATTTGTAGCCTTTAACACAATAACCAAGTTCCTTTGGGGTCATGTGTTTAAATTCTTCCATAGAGATTCCTATTGCAAATGCCATAGGGAAGTATTCTTCCCATATAATTTTGTGAAAATCAACTTTGTTTACTTCGTTATACTGATTGATTTCTCTGCGTTCGTTGTCATTTCTTCCACCATCTCGTTGATTCCCGACAGGTCGAAAAAACCATCATCTTCCATCGCTTTCTTCAATTCATCAAAAAGGCTGCGATAACTGTATTTTTTGTCTGATTTTCTCTTTTCTGTAATATATGTTCTGCTTAAAGTTTTTGCTTCATCCATAGTTACCGGATTTTCTTCCAGGCAACCGGCAAAAATAGCCTCAATGCATGTTTGAGGAATATCGGAAATCATGTCACCGGTCCCCTCAAAAACAGCTTTTGTTAAATCATTTCCACCCTTTAAAATATAAGCTCCGGAAACAATATTAAACATTCTCTGAACAATGTTCTTTTCTTCTGCCGCATCGAATCCAAACTTTAATTTATACTCTTTTTCATTTACATTCATTGTAATCATAATTTTTCCCTTTCCTCCTATATTTTTGTATAGGAAAGGGGCAGTCCGTAGACCGCCCTTTACAAGCTTAATCATTATTCATCTAAATAAGATGTGTAATCTGCTGTTTTTTCGTCAGCCGCAACAGCTTTTGTGGTTTTCTTATTAAGCGACTGACTTATCATTCCCCCGGTGTGAATTCTACCTTTGTATCGCTTCCAACCATTTCTTGAACGATAAGGTTGATTGTCATAGTAAGCAGTGAATTCTGCTGTTTTGGGGAAATTGGAAGTTTTGATGGTGGTTGTGCCACTACAAACTCTGCTTTTGTAAATCCTGGTGTGATGGTCTGAAACCACATCCTTTTACCACCAGTAAGTTTTTTGTATTCTGCAATTACCTCTTCCCATTCTGAAATGGTATCGTCTGTTTTGTTCACTTCCACGGACATTGTGTCGGAAACAGTGTCTCTTCCAGCAATATTTTTTGTTTGAGCATCCTCAAGTGCTGATGCATCTATTGCCTCCGGCTCAACCGTTACCTCTCCGATATCATTAATTCTGTGTAACTGCTTAAAAGTGGTAGGTTTCGTCCCTGCTATTGTTTCTACCCCATAACCAAACGTAATTCCAAGGGATGAAATTCCAGCAACTGTTGTATCTGCCATATCTTTTTACCTCCTAAAAATTCGCAAAAAAATAAGAGACTCTCGTCTCTTTTTTCGCTATAATAATCTGTCATTCGCCGCTACAATTCGTCTAAATCGTGCGGTACTTCTGTGTATTTTATTGCTTACCGATGTTTCAGGCATTGATGTGCCCGAAAATCTCATTGTCTTAAAAACATCTGTAATCGTTGCCATAACTTTGCGGCAGTCAGCTTTACTTGTGTTAGTAGTAATATCTACTTGAAATGTTGCTAACAATGCATTGATTCCCTGTCCGTCAAGTGTCTGTCCTTGCTCTACCGCAGGCAACAGATGTATGTAAATTGTTGGGAATACTGCTTGACCGCTGTTTTCTCCCTCATTTGTTATAACTATTTTGGGATAAGTTTTTTTGAGCTGTGTTAGGGTTTTAGCCTTGACAAGTGCTGTGACTGTGTTTTCAAGGTCTATCGCCCAATCGTTTGCATTTGCCATTAACTAAACACCCTCCTCGCTACCTTAATGTACTTCTGCACTATTTCCATTTCTGCCTTATAAACAGGCATCTGTGCTTCAACACCATGCGTAAGTATGAGTTTTCCACTTTCATCATAGTAACCCCATACTTTCTGAACGCCGTGTCCCTCGCCATAAGAGCCGATAATCATACCATTAACAACACCTTTAGGGTGTGGGCTGTTTCCTGCCTCTCCATTGTAGTAAACGCCAGCACCGAACTCTATAAACAGAATTTCTTTACCCTCAACAATGAGTTTTGCTGTCGCTGTACCCGATTGAGAACCCGACATCTCAACGTAAGTTCTGTGGATTGTATCTGAACCGCTTCTAACACCATTTTCATCATAGGTGTAATTAGCTTTTGCCATATTTTCATCTATGACAGGTATTCCAACATTGGCTAATTCTTTAACAAGCTGTTCTGTCTTTTGAACTATCCAAGTTTTATACTGTTGTAGCTGTCTAATTGCCTCTTGTATGGAGTTTTTTGATAGAGATACATTAATTGTATGTTTAGCCATAAATCACCTACTTTACAACTGCCTTGAGCATATACTTAGTTGAATATAATGCCGGCTTAATGCCTACAATCGTGAAGTCTGCCGATGTTTCATCAACAAGACCGTCAGATGTATATGCGGGCTTACTATCAAGCCATATAAGGTCACCTTTTTTGATAGGCAACGCATTCCTATCTGTCAGTAAAATAGCGTCAAAATCAGCGGTGTCAAAGCCGTATTCCTTACTCTGTGCTTCTCCGCCGCTGAACGATATGTTAGCTTTGAAATCAACTGGATCTGAAAAACCTGTTTTCTCTTCAAGGACTTTGGGTATCTTATTGCCCTCATCATCAAGATAAGGAATGAAGTTGCCCTCTGTGTCGGTGTATCCCTCATAAAGGATATTTCCCTCATCATCTCTTTCGTAAATAGTTACTGTCTGCCCTTGAAGCGAATACTTCATAGCCTGCTTATTAATGTCAAGCATTGTTTTTTACCTGCTTATAAATCTGATTTACGCCTGTACTTGATAATCCAGACACAATTCCTACTGCGATTGCATTAAGAATATCTGTCGCTGGAAAATCTGGAATTACATACATTCCAACAATACCTAAGATACCGCCTGCAACGCCCACGATAACAGGAATGTAACTATCCTTTACCTTTGGAATTTGCTTAGCAGCGTAGCCGATTAAGTAAGTAATCACTACAATAGCGACTACTGTTGATACCTGTGTAAAGTCCATCAGCTTTTACCTCCTTTACCTAAATGGATTTCCTCAATCTCATTTTTCATTTTTGTTACCATGCCATTCCCACCGAGTGCGTGGTATGCGTCATACATCTCGCAAAAATTTTGATACGCATATGAGGGAATTTCACCGAGTTTCATATACTTATCGTGATATTCGATAAGCTGTACTCGCAAAAGCAACATTGTGCCTTTACTATTGGCATCTTTGTCTTTTTTCTGTTGTTTCAGAAGCCAGACCATGTAACCAAGCAATATTGGCAATGCTATGGTGTAAGTCTGTAATAAAACATCTCTCATTTTATATCTCCTGTCTTAAAAATATGGCACACTGCCCACCACCCTTAATGTGTGCCGCCTGCTACCATATTGCCGGCATCAGCAAAATGGTAACGCACAATCTTCTATAAAACCTTAGCAAATGGAAATATCCCGACAAATAAACTGTCTCTATCTCTCCAAGTTCTGTTGATACCATTTTCATTGTAGCTTGCCATAAATGCTTCACCTGCTTGTGAATGGTCGTAGACAGCCAGATTAACAATAACACTCTCAAATTTCTTCAAGTCCTCGGTTATCATTTCATCTGTGTAGCTGTCAGGGTAATTTCTTCTTGCTTTTACATCTTCTGTAGCCTGTTTAATAAGCTGTTCGATTATTGGATTATCTTCTTTGTTATCGAACACTACCACATCAGATGTAGTTTCGTCATCATTTGTGACTGTATCAATATGAAATTGTTTAAGTCTGATTTTGACCTGTTCTAATGTGGTGTATTCTGCCATAGTTTAAACCCTTTCTAAAGCTCTACATTTTCCATTACTGCTCTCGCTTCAAGAACTGCAATATAATCTGTCATTGCTTTAATCTGCATATTATATGTACTTCTAGGGCAAGTTGGAGTAAATGTAAGTTCATCGTTATCCCACTTATCAAGCATATTTTTTAGTTTCTTATAGCGAATAACCACTTGCTGATACTCTGCTTTAAATCTCTCTTTGTAGTCAGCACTGGTCATCATCTCCACAGTGTCTTTTAATTCCATGACGTGCCTCCTATAATCCTAATTTTTCAATTAACAGCTTCTTTAATTCTGCTCCTGTGAGTTCTTCTGCATTGTCTATGCCTTGTTCTGTGGCAAATGATTGCAAGTCTGCGGTGGACATACGATTTATGGCTGTCTTATTCAAATCCTTGCTATGTTCATTCAGCAAATCTACAGGTTTTACAGAACTATTATTATTCTGCATACCTTTTATTAGCGGTTTGCCGATTTTATTTTCTGTGGTTGCAAGTTCTCTGATTCTTGACGGAGTTGTTTCTGAACCATTTCTAGGATATTCATCACCAACTTCGTATACGTGATTAAAGTCCTGCAAATCCATAAACCTGTAAATTACCTTATAACTCATAACAATTCTCCTTACGCCGCTTCTGCCTCTGTGATTGTAGACTTAATAATTCCGTCAAGTCTTTCAGCAAAAAGTACAATGCCGGAAACTACTGTGTCAGAAGCTGTCATGTTCGTATAATCAGGTGTTTCATGGATGCCGATGAGGCCTGTCTGGTCTGATGTGAAATCAAACGCTTCTCCAAGGTCTGCACCATTAACAGGAATGTAATACAGTACGATATTGTCTTTTGCTGTTGCGTAGATGGTTCCCTTTGGTACTTTGCTGTCAAAAATAACAGTTCCAAGACCGAGGAAATTCTCTACATAGGTCATGCCAAATGCTGTCTGTAATGTAATCTGTGCTTTAGCAAGATAATCGGCTACATCAAGTGGGTTCATAAAATACACGGCTTCGATTGAATCGTCTTCAAACTTAACCTGTAACTGTCCCCAGGCCTGCGCAAGTGCTGCCTGAAAACCTACGCCTGTTGCTGTTCCTGTACCTGTTGCAAGGAATGTAAAGAAGTCACCTCTGATGCCCTTCTGAACGTCAAGTAACATTCTGTCAGTTGTCATCTGTACCGCCTGGTCATAGCCTCCACTGATAATCGCCTCTGCCGATGTGGCCTTTCTCCACTTCTTTAAAGTGATTTCCTTGTAGTTTACTGCAACTGTCTGATACTTTGAAAGTGGGATTGTCTCGCCCTCTGCAACTTCTCCATCTTCAAGTGTTCCTGTAGCCTTGTAGGACTTTAATGTGTAGCCCGCCTGCTTTGGAATCTTTCTTGTTACTCCAAGTGCCTCAACTAACTTCTTTATGTTTTCACTAAAAATGTTTACAAACTCAACCTCTCTTGCTTTTACAAGGTCAGCTTTCTTAATTAAATTTTCTTCTGCTGCCATATTTACCTCCTAATTAAATAAATCCATATTCATAGCAATAGCTTTTCTACGCTCATTTCTGTCCGGAATAGCCATAATCTGTTCCTTTGTCATGCCGGAATATTCTCCCCCTGCATTAACTCTAGGTCTTGATTTCATCCATTCAGTTTGTGCCTCTGCAACTGCCGCTTTCTTTTCAGCTTCTATGATTGCTGCAATAGCGTTATGGTCTGCATCCGAAACTGCATCAATCAGTTTTTCTACAGACTTTTCAGATACACTTTTGTAAGCATTGACTGCCTTAATATGATTAAGCTCTTTTACAGCTTCTTCATACTTCTCATTCTGTAAGCGTTCCGCTTCTGCCTTGGCTTCCGCTTCCTGCTCTTCTGTAGTCTGCTTCGCTCTTAAAGCCTTAGTAAGCTCTCCCTTTTCCTTTAAAGCCTTATCAAGTGCCTGCTTTTCCTTGGCTCTGTCTGCCTTTTCTGTAGCAAGCTGTGCCATCAGTTCTTCAACTGTTGGTGTATTTGGCTTTACTTCGGTTGTCTTTGTATCTGTTGGGTTTTCGGTTACTGTTGATTTAGCTTCATCTGCCATTTTTCGTTACCTCGCTTTTCTGTGTTTTCTTGACTTCTCTGTCTCATTGTGTTTTACCCACTTCTCTGTGCATATAAAAATCCACTAGGATAATTCCCAGCGGCTATATACTTTGATTATTTATTTGTTCTGTTCTTATCAATCAGAGGGCTGTTGCTAACTTGGTCGCTCAAATCTTGCATCGTTCGGTCATTGTTAGTTGCATCATCTTTAATGTTGCTCTTTTGTATTTTTTCGACTGTTTCCTTGCTTGCTTCCCAAACTTCGTTAGGGTCATCAAATACAGGAATTGCATTAAGGACTTTACCGCCATTAAAGCCTGTCTTGACAAGTGTGGCTATGCTATTTACCTTTGTTGATAATTCGTACAGTTTCTGCCTCTTGATATTAATTTCAATATCCTCAAGGCTTATAAGCCTTAATGGACTATCCTGCGGGACATACGGACTTTTATCAATAGCCGCAAGGACTACCTCTAATTCATCCATTTTGCAACTTTCGGTTATCATCTGTAATTTTGTTGCCGCTGCTTCTGCATGGTCCCATCCGCTTGCGTTACTAGCTGCAACGCCTGTTATATTAGACGCATTGTCATTTGTAAGTGGAACATTGCATTTTTCCAGTATCTTATTTCTACGATACTGGATGTTATTGAGCATCCCTGTGTAATCGTAATTAATTGCAAGAGATTCAACAATTGGTGTCTTTCCGTCCGCCGATGTATAAGTCTGCATCCATTCGCCAGATTTTGGTTTCCTTACAGTTTCTTCAATAGTCTGTGTGCCATCCTCATTGTCTGTAACTTTTTTCTCTACAGGAAATTCAACATCGTTTGTATGCCAAACAGCTTGTGTGTTCTGTTCAACATCATTGGTAAAATCAGAAATAAGCAGATTAAGGTTATCTAGCTCTGATTTCTGATGTTCCCAAACGCCCATTCTATCATATGACCGGAAATACTCTATAATCGGCACAATTCCAAGTGGATTTTCTTCTCCGCTTCTTTGCTGATGTCTCCATGCTTCTTTTTTCGTATAATCTCCATTTGCAATCTCATTAAGATTAACTATCTCAAAACGATAATCTTTTGTAAAACAGGTGTAGTAGTTGTTTCCAGTTATTCTATCATGTCTGTAAGTAACGCCCATCATTGTTCGCTTATCGGAATAATAGCTTGATTTCACTACAAATGATGTTCTCGGGTCCAATATGTCCAACGTGAAATATGGTTTATTCTTTTTCCATTCCATATTTACATCTACAAGAACATTACATGTCGCCCCGATTGTTACATATCTTCCCAAGTCTTGCGTCTTTGCTTTAATCTTTGCAAGTTCGTACTGTTTGTTAAGCTCTGATATTCCGTCTGCGACGAATTTCTCTTTTCCATCACCATTCTGCACAAGTGAAATAGGATTTCCCCAAGCGAATGAAGTCCAAAATTCTGATGCCTGATGAGCAACATTGTCTACACACTCACAATCAATGTCAGGTCTGTAAGCCTTAGGTTTCTTTCTAATTATCGGCTGTATTCCCGCATCATAATCAAGAAGATACTGTATTCTGTTGGCATTTTGAATATGCCAAGGGAATACTTCCCTTAAGACATCTAACACATTTTCATATGTTATTTTCGGAACATCCGTTGTTAATACAATTCTTCCTGTCTGCATTTCTTGCACCTCTAATAAAATGTCATACCACTTGAGTTTCTACTCCGTGGGATTTCTTTAATCTGAAAATTATCATCATCATTCGGCACATACCAAATCCATTTGCCGCAATGTTTGCAAGCTATTTTGTGTGTGCGTGGGTCTTCCCTATCTGCCTTAATTAAAAACTTGTGGCAGTTCGGACACATAATTGATTTATCTTTGTTTTTATATATTTCCATAATCCTTATCCTCTAACCAAAAAAAGGCACCACAAATAAGTGATGCCCTTGCCGGAGTTTATATATTTTTCATTATAATAATATCATAATATCAATGTGACATTCTATGACAACTTTATAAATATTCTTTCCCATATCTTTCTTCGAAATCGTGCAATGCTTTAGAGTGAACTCTGTGAACTTGTCTCCAGCACCATCCGGTTTTATTCGCTATTTTTTCAAAAGTGAGTTTTTCTATATATCTTGCAAACAAAACTTCGTAGAAATCATTGTTCTCTATGCTCTGGATTTGAGATATTATGCGGGTTTTCTTATCAATATATTCATCTATCATCTTATCAAGATTGCGTTCCATTTCGTCAATTTTCGCTATACTTGTGCCGATTTGGTCCTGGTTGGGACTTGAATTTACTCTTTCTTCATTCCTAATAGCAGATATACTGCACGACAATTCTCTAAACTGTGCAATTTCTGTTATTTTGTTATTTATTAACATATTAAGCCTGCTTACTTGATTAAGATAGTCCTTTGTTGTCACTGCTAATACCTCCTATATTGGACTTGACATTATAACTGTTTTCTTAACTCGATTTCCTTTTGTCATTCTCAATGCAAAGTTTGAAAAAACATCTGGTACATCATCTAACTGTTTCTTTCCTGATACTGAATATTGTTTTAAAAGCAACATCATAACTCCGTATGGTTCATTAGGTTTGTAAAGCGATGAGTCTTTAAAAATAATGTGTTGCAAAATCCAGTTAGAACATTGAAAAATCCTCGCTTCTTTGTTTGTTTCAGTCGGCGTGTCTGTAATATTACATATCCAACCTACACTCTCTACACGCTTATTAACCTCCATTGCTACTCTGTCGCCGCCGGCATTACGCTCAAATTCGCACTCTTGTACTTTGTTATTTACAAGTACACCTGCAGCATTTCTGTATTGTTCTTCATAATCTGCTGTGTTATCGCATACGCAATCAATGCAATAATACTCATCTCCATATTTTTGCAATACTGGCATGACAAAGTAATCTGTGCCTTTTCCTTTTGTATCACATTGAGCTGTAATAATCTCCGGTTCTCCGTGTGGCAAATTAAGATATCTTCGAATTTTATCATCTGGGAATAGTAATCCCTCACGTTCTATTGGGTCTTGCTTGTAAAGGCAACGATATGAGATTTCATCCATAAGCAACTGAATGTCGGCAAAGTCTTTTTCAGTATATCCGCCAAATTCATAATTAAAATTGCTTTTTCCTGTTACCGGGTCTACATCCGGAACCGATACAACTTTAACCCTTTTGTTTCCGTCATATGCTTGTATAATTCTACCAATAACGTCTCTAACACTCCATCTGGTAGCAATATGTATTTCTTTACATGGAATACCGTTATTATCCGGTATTTTTCTCTGTCTAGCATCTACAGCATATTTATCCCATAGTTTGTCAAGATAAGCCGGATTAAGTGCTTCCTCAATTCCACCAATCATATCATCTACTAAAAGGAATTTGTTTGCACGAACTTTACCGGCATTTTTACTTCCTACAGAAGTGCATTGAACGGATTGAAATGCTTTGTATTTTCCCACGTTAAACTGTTCAAGTTTTGCATTTGTGCTTGTGACACGAAGTTTCGGAAAAATCTCATTCCATGTGTACTCATCAGCATTCGTTACGATATCGTATACTCCATCATAATACATTCTTGTGATATCGCCACTGTGGGAATAAAACAGATTAAAACATTCCGGGTACCAACCTATTACTCCAGCATGAAAAAACTTTTCAATGCTCGTCTTTCCAGTTCCAGGCGGCATAGATATACACAGTATATCGTATTTATCATCAATCATGCCTTGCAACGCATCTATTAAGCCTATTTTCATTAACTGCTGCCTTCTTGGCATATAAAATCGTTCTCTAGGTTCCCTGTTCTTTTCGATATACCTAAAAAAGCTGTCAACTACTTTGTTCTGCGCCTCAAGAAGCAAAATATCGTAATATCTGTCAAGCAAATCAAAGGAACTTTTGTTTGCGAATACAAACTTCTCTATCTCCCACATAGACTGCCCTATGTCACGCCTACAAGCCTCCTCTATGAGCTTTTTTGTCCTATCTGTGCATTTAAGCATAGTGTAGGTTTCTTTCTCATTCTTGGCCAACTGGCACACATCACAATAAGCATTTATGACATTTTCATCTATTCCGTTTTGGGTAATGTATTTTTCACAATCATTTATCAGTGATTCTAATTCAGAATTCAAGAAAAGCACCTCCACTTTTCAGCAAAGGTGCTTATAGACCTCTGCCTATAACTGTTTTAGGGTAGCGACTAACTCCACTTGTTAGCCGGTAAATATATTGTTAGAATGTTGGCATTGCTTCATTGCAAGCCGAATGTAATTTCTGCACAAGTGCATTATAATCGTCAATTACATACCTTGCCGGAGCTATGTATGTTTTAATGCCATAGCTTTGTGCTGTATCTCTTTCAATATAACAGCCATTCCAATCATGCACTTCATCAATTCCAATGAATACATCAGCCCGTGCCAGTTTCTTAAGTCTCTCGCCCAAGTACCATACTGCTTCTTTGCTGTCTTTAGGTGAGGTACTCTTAGTATAACTGTCGATAAGCTTCAATTCTTCGCCCTCGTATATTTCAGCAATCTTTTTCATTTTCTGGATGCTTGCTTTGATTTCTTCCTCTGTTCTGCCTTTCATGGGCACACTTACAAATAATTTTTTCATTTCTTTCTGTCTCCTTTTATATTTTATCAGCCTTTATTTTCATTGGTAGCTACTACAATCAATCTGTAGCCGGTAATATTTTTATTTTGTTACCATTACTGTTCCGTCTGAATTTAATCTTGGTGTCATTCCACCCATTCCGGTATAACCAGCTCCATGAGAATAAACCCAATAATGGACTCCTGTTTCGGGGTCTATAAATTCATAAAAGTCCGAGTTGTGAATTTTTGTTGTGTTTCCATCGTCACCAGATTGTACTCCGGAAGACGCACATCCGGTCATTCCTAAACACAATGTCAGCACTAATACAACTGTTAAAATTTTCTTCTTCATAAAATCTCCTTTCATTGCAAACAATGGTCTGCTTCTTCTGATTCATCCGCACGCCTTGTCATTTCAATCTGTGTTCCGTTTTCGTCCCTTGTGCCGACAGTTACATATCTGTCACAGTCACCACTTGGTATATTGCCAAGTCTTATTTCCGTCTTATCGTCATCAAAGTTGTAGCATTTTCGCATTTCTTCAATGCAGTTATTCATTTCTGTTATTTTCATAATCTCGCCCCTAAATTCTTGCGACTACGTGTTCTTTTGCAAAATCTTTTTTATCTTCATCGTAGATAGCCAAGCCGTTTTTATCAGTTTTCAGTTTATCAAATTCGCAAGTAACCTTTATACCACCTTTGTTACTACATTCTGCGTGATAGTCAATGACACATACTTTCTTCTGCCATTTTCCATTGGCATAAATCTTTGTGTAACCGCCAGCTCTTGTTTTAATGATTATTTTACTTCTTGTTTTCTTCATTTATGAACAACACCTTTCTTGAAACTTCAGCACATTCTTCTCTCTTTTCGTCATTAGTACATTCCCTGTCTGTATTATATCGGCAAAAGGTCAGGTTACATTTTTTGTTATTAGGCTCAATAGGCTCTTGCTTATAAAAACATTCATAAAATTTTTGCCTGTCTGCTTCATTATCTGCCACAATAACAGGTTCATCTTCTAAAGTAGAACAATCTATAGGCTCACCATTTCTGCCGCCTATTTTATGCGGCTGTATCTCTCTAAACGCTCCACACTCTATTGATTTAATTACATCTGCCATGCTCATTTTCAAAACTCCTATTCTATATGCTTAAATGTTCGCTACAATCATTGTCAAAAGAAATATAATACTTGAAAAACCCACTTCTGCGACTTCTCTAATATTTTTGGATTTCTTTATGAGCCATAACGATAAGAGATAGTAAATAAACAATGCTATTTTGCACAATATCATTCTTCCACCAACTTTCTACCACACATAGGGCAATATCTAATTTTGAAATATCCAGATGGTCTTCCTTGTTCGTAAATCACAACCCCTGTGTCATCATCAGCAGTGTTTTTGAGAAGTTGTGCTTCTGTCAATTTGCTGTTCCGATTGCCACATGGAAAAATCGGCATTTCAGAACCGCAAATCGTATCTTCATCGTGCCATTCTCTGCAAAATTCACACATATCATCACTCCTATAACTTTCTGCCGCAAATCGGGCAGTAATTTATCTTTATTTTCTCGCACTCTATTATGCAATCCTCTTCATACTCTGCACATAATGAAACTTGGTTGTCTGCTCTGAAATTCAAAATATAATCTCCATAATTATTTGAATTCAAAGAATAATCATTGGCAATAGACAATGAAATGTTAATTCCACCCAGAAATCCACAATCTATCTGTTTATCTATAATTGTTTTTCTGTCAATACCGCAAAATTTACACATCGAGCAATCTTTCATATTGCACCTCAAATCTTCGTAAATATATCCAAATCATAGTTATCTCTGATATAGTCAACAACTTCCTGTAATTTGCTCTTTACAAATTCATCATTGGCAATATCCGGGTGCCCATAAAACGTGCAACTATCTTTCTTTCCCTGCGTCTTATACTTGCGATAATTAAATAACATTGTAAAAAGCGGTATTCTTGTCAGATTCTTTGTTTTGCGTCTAATCCATAAATTAATCAGCCATTTCATTTCTTTTTCCTCCAAAAAGATTGTCCGGAAACTTATCACCCAACAACAAAATTTTTAAATATTTTGAAAATGTCGGCGGACTCATTCCCGCAATTTTAGATGCATCAATCATGTTGCATTCTCTGTTTAAATATTTTGCACATGCTTCTGAAAATTTGTCTGGGTCTACCGGATGTACGCCTTGCGCCATTATATTCACTCCTCTTTTTATTAACCGAATAGACAGGAATTGAACCTGTACAACATTTCTGGAATACCTTTATCCCATATCAGCAAATGAATCAAACGGGATTCGAACCCGCACTCGTTTCCTAAGCTTATCCCAGGGCTTACCCGCTTCCCTACGTCACCACACAAATGGAGTTTCACCAACTTCGGTCATTTAATACCTTTCGGTGCTTCTGGAACCCCGGACTGCGACCAGCATCCGTTTTACTGCGCTCTTTCCATTTTGAGCTATTGATTCTTGAACATTTGACCGGCATCCAACAAAAAGTTAAACACCAGTCAAATCATGGTTTTTACCCATCGGATACTTAAGTATCCTTAACAGCTTTTTGCTAATGGGCGAAAGGATTTAATTGATAATATGATCGTGGGAGTTTTATTCTCCCTAGCTAGGCTAGTCGGATTCGAACCGACGCATCCAGGAGTCAAAGTCCTGTGCCTTACCACTTGGCGATAGCCCAATGTTTTTATTCTTCACAAGAAATCAAGAAACTATTTCTAACCCTTTTTTATTTTTTCTGAATTTAGGCTGCTTAGTTGGGTGGCATATGCGGGTATTTAAAACCCCCACCCCATGCCGGCATCGTCCGCCTTGTTTTCTGAATATTCTTTTTATTGTTTCTTTGTCTATCCTATTTATCGGAAAAATTTAAGTTTAACCGATAAATCAGACATATTAAAACCATTAAAAACCTTGTATTTAAAGGGTTCTTAAATTGTCTTTAATTGTGTATATGTTTTTTAACAGCTTTACGGTCCGGAATCCATGTTGCTGTCTGACAATTCTAGTGAATTTCCCGGTTGCTTTTGTTGCAGTAGCTGCTGTTTAATGTCCTCTGCTGTGAGTTGCTGCTTCTGCACCTGCTCCCTAGAAACACCTGGAAGGTTCCATGCGTAATGCCTGTTAAGAATTGCCAAAATTCCAACAGGATTTTTATTGCCTGTTGCCAATTTATTTGATAAACTTTCTTCACGTTCTGTAACAAGTTTTTCATAAACTTCTTTGCCCGCAGTACTTAGTTTCCTGCTTCCAGCTCCCCAGAAATTAATAGTGCAATGTTCTATACCTGTTAATTTACAGAATCCCATAATACTAATCTCTTTATCATACATATTACACAAATATATATAATAATCGCATATTTCATTAACTTTTTTAATATTATATGCTCCACAATTAGAATTATTGAGATAATTATTAATATTATTATAACCTTCCAGTTTACCTTTAAGTTTTAATTTATCTGTGCCTTTAAAAACATTTTTATAAATAAACATAAGGCAGGCGTTCCATCTGCTCTGCGGCTCTTTAGCCATGTCTTCTATTTTGTTTTCCTTGCAAAAAACATTTAAGAATGCATCTATTTCGTTGTCGAAAATCTCGGAATCATCCGGGACGATCTTCTCTATTTTTTCTCCTGCCATTTCTGGAACACCTCCAATCTTTTAATTTAAAACAAAAAGAGGAAACATAGTTTAAACTATAAGCTTATAGTTTTTATACATTTCCTCTTGCGTTTGTGTTTATTTAGTTGTTTATGTTGCGTATTATAAAACATTTAATTCTAAATGTCAAGTATGATTTTTAGCATTTAATGCTTTATATATTATATATACTATATAGAATTAAT